GTGATTAGGTATCCTTTACCTTCAAGAACTGATTGTAGACACATCAACTTGTTTGAACCCAAGTCAACTTCGTCAAGAAGAAGGACAGCACCTTTTCTCATTGCTTTGATAACAGGGCCTTCTCTGAAGACAACGTTACCATTAACAAGAGTGTGGCCACCCATCAAATCATCTTCATCGGTTTCGATGGTGATGTTGACTCTGTAAAGTTCTCTCTTCAATTGAGCACAAGTTTGTTCAATCATAAGAGTTTTACCATTACCACTCAGACCAGTAACGAATACTGGAAAGAAGATTTTGGATTTAATAATATTTTTGACATCTCTGAAATGTCCAAAAGGAACATAGTTAGACATCTTCTCGGGAATGATTTTAACTTCATCATCGAGTAGATTAACTGACTCTGTTTGTGCAGCCACTGGCATATTACTCGGTGGAGTAATTGCAACGACTGGTGCTGGAGCAGGTTGGGGTGCTGACTCAGAGTACCCACCATTGTATCCAGTAATTACAGCCTGAAGATTGTACAACAAAGGCCCAGTCTCTTGAGCTTCTTTGAAGTTATACTTCGAGGATTTTATCCATGAAGGGAAGTATCCATCAAATGCATCTTTGATTTCCTTCCTTCCAAAGGACGTTTGGTTAGGGAATTTAGAAACGAGTTCTCCCAAAAACTCCGCCCTGTCGGGTGTGTAAGAGAATTTCTTACCGTTTATATCAATTGAATTTATCATAGTCTCTCCGTTTTTCAATTCTTTTCTCATCTTTTATAGTATATCAAAAAGCCGATGGCACTGTCAAGGCTATTTCAGCGACTCGAATCTAGTTCCCATCTTCTCAACACACTTAATTAAACCCTTCTTGTTTTTCTCAGTCAGATAGTTCTCACCTTTATTGACCCAAATCCTAAATGCAAAACATTCCTTCTCTTCAGTTTTACATTCATTAATCTTCGAACAATTGTGGAAGGTGCATGGGGCAGGCCCAACATCCATAACTGCATCTGCAAACTTTGAATAATCAGTTTGGTGGCTAATGTAATACGCTTCATCTACTCTTAATGGGTCTCTCATGATATCTCCTTTATAAACTCATTTGTTAAAAACCTTGAAGTTGTTTTTGCTTTCTGATTCTTTTTGAAAGCAGCCAACACTCTTGACTTTTTGGCATCAACCAAATCATCATCTAATTCGTCTGAACCATCAACACCAAGTGAAGAAGTTGCAGTCAAAAACATTTTGTTGTAGCCGTGACAGTCAACAACCAATCCATTCTTTCTAATCTCAGCCCAGATTTGTCTGTCGTTATCCCACCATGTATCTTTTAAAGAAGTGAATCCCATAAGGTCACCCATATCTCTCTTCTTGTCTAAAACAAAGTAACCAGTCACAGTGACGTTACAAGTCTTAGACAACCATGACAATAAGTTCTGAGTCTTCTTGAAATTAGAAGCGTTGTAATATCTTCCTCTGTGGCTTGTTGCACCACTGTATTCAAATACTTTGTTTGAGAAAGGGTCAATGATTTCTTCGACAGTCTGAACGTCCCAAGCGTCAATACCTTGCTCTTTACACCAAGCATACTTTTCATCACTATCTCTTCTCAACCAAGGACTTCCATGTGAGAATCCATCTGTGATAACTGTTAAGATTGACTTCTCAACTCCGTAAGCACTGTTGAACTCGGGAAGTATTTTTCTCAAGGCAATCAAACAATGGTCAAGTGGTGTACCACCAAGTCTATACTGCATTGGTCTGATATCGGTATCGAACCAAAAGTAAGGTTGGTCAATGTGGTCAATTGCAAAACCACTGTCCCAGTCATAGAATGTATTGTGAGCCTTTGCAGTTTTCTCACTACCTCTCCAACCTAGTTTTCCTAGGAAGTGACACATCCATAGAGCTGCAACATTCACCATCATTTCTTTGTACTTCTTGTTGTTCATTTCGTTAGAGAACAATTCAACTAGGAAACCTTCGTCACCCATTGAACTCCACTCACCTCTCTGATATGCATCAGAGAAAAGGTAAACTCTGTGAGGGATGTTTGCTTTTCTGCAGAACTCTGAAAGGATAATTGCTTGTTCCAGTAACTCAGCACAACTGTTTGAAATTGAACCACTCCAGTCAAGTAAAACATTCAGACCGTGATTCTGTCCATCAGGCAAGTAAGTAACTCTCTTGAAAACATCATCAACGATTTGGTACTTTGCAAGTTTGTTCATATCCAACTTACCAGTTTTACCACTGAAAGCTTTAACACTTCTTTGTGCAGTCTGCTTCATTTCGAATTCTTTAACCATGTGAGCAACAATCTTCTTGTTCTTGTCAATAAGTTTCTTGGCAGTGAACTGGATTTTTGACATGTTGTGTTCAAATTCTTTTGAAGTGTTGTTCTTAGCATACTCGTTGAAGTATTTTTTCCAGTCTGATAACACTTGGTTGTGACCAATAATAATATCCATATCGTTGTTCTTGAAAGTATCTCTTAGATTGATTTGCTCTCTCCAAGCAGGGCTATCTTCAAGGAACATTTCTTCGTTGTTATGTGCATGGTGTTCAGTGGTAGATTCTCTAGCACCATTTTCACCATCGTAATCTTCGGGACTTGCAACACCACCTTCTTTAGAAGTTCCAGTAGTTTTTTTCTCAGACTTCTCTTCTTCTTCTACTTCGTCTTCGTCACCTTCTATGTCTTGGTTGCCCTCACCATACTCGGGTGCTTCGGGAAGTTTGTCTTCATCATCTTCTGAATCGTCTTCGTCTGAAGAACCATCTTCGTAATTATCTTCATACTCTTCACCACCATCTGAATCTTCACCTTCCATGTCTTCATCTTCAAGGTCTTCATCATCAAGTTGAAACATTTTAGGAACGATTGCTTCGTCACTCTCATCCCTAGTCTCATTTTCTTTTGACCAGTTGTAAATTTCTTCAGCACAAACTTCAACGTCTTCCCAAGTGACACAGGCTTCTGCCATGTCCAAGAACTTCTGCTCTTGGTCGGTCAACTCAATTTGAACCCTAGAACCACACTTAGTAATCAAGTTGATTTTATCAATACAAGAAAGTGTGTTTAAGTCTTTACCTTTAAGACCAAAGAAATCTTTTTCCATCAACTCATTGTATGCAGTGTAGAAAGATTTTCTCAATCCTTGGAATTTGTTTTTGATTGCTTTCTCAATTCTGACATCTTCAACAACGTTGAGATATCCTTTGAGTGTTTTGTTTTTAGTCAATGCATTATGAAGTCCCTCGTAAGGTGTATTCAATGCATGTCCAACTTCGTGACCCATGAACAAGTCATAAAGTTCGTCACTGATATCATCTTTGAAAGTAGGACAAGCAAGTATCCTATTCTTTACATCGAAGTATGCAGTTGGTATTGGTTTATGAACAATAGTAATGTTCTCGGTTGCCATTAGTTTGGCAAGTTGGTCTTTTTGGTTTCTTTTTGTCTCAGTCATAAGTATATGCTATCATTAGCTGCATGGCATTGTCAAGGCCTAGAGCGTAATAAATTTTCTCCTTGATTTAGAGAATTGTTTCATTGGAGATTTGAAGATGATTTCTTCTTTGGTTCCAGTCTTGATGTATCCAACTAGTTGTCCAGCATCGTTGACTATGTAAGTATGGTTTGGAACTGTAGACTTCGACTCAGTCCAGTCCGTAATCTCTTTTAGGTACTTCATCCCTCATCCTTTTTCATAATATACACATAGTATATCAAAAAGCTTAGGGCATTGTCAAGGCACGATTAGCGGGGGATGTAGGAGTTTTCTCTTTGGATTTGGTGTTGGTTTTGGTCTAGATTGATGGGTGTATCGATGATAATCTTATCTTCGATGTCTGTAAACCACATGGATATGGTGTGTCTTGGGCCTCTTCTTACTGGATAAACCCCATGTTCAAGGTATAGTCCTTGAAAAAGAAGTCCCTCACCGGCCTGTGGGGGATGCTCATGGCCAACTGGGAAGGTCTCACTGGGTGGAAAATAGGTCTGTCCACCGTTATAATTGTCATTTAGATACAGAATACACGTCCATTCCCTAGAGTTTCCCTCTTCGGGAACAGCATTCTCATTGATTTCTGAGTTGGAATAGGTATCAAAGTGTGGGTTCTGAACCCCACCTATGTCCCATTCATTGAGTGCTAACATTTCGGGATAGAAATGTTGTCCTGTTTCTTTAAAGATGTGGGATGTACAGACCTGTGCAGAACGTCTAAAGATATCACGAACCCATGGAGTCTTTATGTGACAAAAGTCTATAGCACGATAATCAGAACCGTCACCAACTGTTCTTAAATGTTTATGCTGTAGATGATAGTTTATCAGATTCAGACTGTCCTTCTGACTCAGAAGGTTGGGAATCACTATTGGCTGCAGCACTGTTTTGGATGTACTTTGCAAATGCTTGTCGTTTTTCATATTCTATTCTCTTTGCACGTTCTTTGGGACGTGACTTCAATGCTCTATCTAACTTCAATTTAGATGCACGTTGTAGGAAGATGATACCATTTAGATGGTCAACTTCATGTTGGACACATCTAGAGGCAAGACCTTCTAGACTGACCACTTTATCTTCACCTTGTGCGTTCTGATACTTCAACTCAATCAACTTTGCACGTTTTATCATAAGGTATATATCGGGAAACGATAAGCATCCTTCTTTCATCAAGTCGGTCTCTTGTGATACCTTTGTTATTTCGGGATTAAAAAATGCAACTATCCCTTGGTCTTGAGATTTCATTACAAAAACTCTTGCATCCAATCCTACTTGGTTTGCACTTAGACCGATTCCACCAAACTTTTCCATTGCTTCTGTTAAAGATTTTTCAATCTCTTCAGCATCGGTACGATTTTCGAAATCAAATACGAGGGGTGGTGTTCTTAACACCTTTGAGGCTTCTTCTATCAATTGGTACATAATTATTTCTTTAGTAGTCCGTTATATTTTACGGCAAGGTTATAAAATTGTCCGAGTTTCTTAAGTCCAGCATGTCCTGCCTTGTTAGTTCTCACTGACATCTGCATGGTGTACGTTGTATCTTTCGATGCAAGGTGTAGGAACCAATTCTGTTTTGATGACTTTGAAGCTTCTGCTTTGATGAACTTAACTACTGGTAAAAATACTCCGAGTTCATCATCATCTGTAACCTGTTCATACGTGGAACCGATACCCTTAATTACTTTAGTTGGTACGCCTGGGGCTTCACGTAAAATCTCTTTCTTTATATAGTCGAATGCTTTCCCACCCTGTTTACCATTCTTATTGAATAGGTCTATCAGTGCTTGCCTGACTATCTCTAAGTGTTCGTTATAGTACTGTTCGTACTTACCATTATTATTCTTATCAAAATCCTTTAGGACTTGTTGGGTAATCTTTCTATCTTTACTGTCATATGTTTTTGCAGAAGGCATACCCTCAATCTTAGAGTATACTTCTTTATGTAACTTCTGAGATAACTTAGGTACATTGCTTCCTTCTTTAAATGCTTGAAAGATTGGGTTAACATATGTGTTGAGTTTAGGTTCAGAAGTTTTCTTACCACCTGCTTTGAGAGAGGTTCCTAAGATTGCACCATCCGTAAACTGAAGGAAGATGTCGCCTGGATGTTTGGATGGAACACCAGCTGGTTTTGCACGGTATCCCCAAAAAACATTCTTGATTGACTTCGCTTTCATTTCATCATAGATATACTTTGTAATACCTATTGCATTCTCTACTTTCTCTTGAAACTTAGATGAGTCTTCTGCCTGTGCAATGAAGTCTTTTGCAGCTTGTTTGTCTGAACTACCAACACACTTTAACTTATCTACATTCTGTTCAAGTATCCACTCATAGAATGATGAAACTGAACTAGGTTTGTAGCCTTTCTCCCATGCAATACAAGGGAACAACTCTGTGATACTTGAGTTTAGTGTTGTCTCATTCATGCCACCACTCTTAGGTTTAAACATGATGATTGCACGGTCTCCATTCAATGATGGGATGAAGATAGGGTCAAAACTTGATAGGGAACTTCCCTTCACCTCTGCAGTGATATCTGCATTCCTTAACTTCTTTTCTACCTCGTCTCTATCACCGTCTCTGTCTTGTGTCTTGACAACAAAAACTGTAGTCTTACTATTAGATTTCTTATGTTTCTCAATTGTTAAACCATCGATTACTTCTGAAGGCAAGTCTTTAACTTCTAGTGCTTCATTTAATGAAGGGATATCTAGTTTGATATCTTCTAGTTTTGGGTCGAGTAGTTCTGAGAAAGTTTTCATAATACTATTTATCCTAATCTGCCAGTCTAGAGAAGTTTTTATACTTCTCAAATCTCAATACATTACTGAACTTATCATATAATGTATCGCCCTTATGACTAATAATAAATGCATTTACTCCATCTGTCAAGGTGTTTAACAGCTTTAAAAATTCATCTGTACCAGCAACATCTAAAGATGAGTCAAAGACTTCGTCTAGGATGAGTAGGTTGGTGTTTACTGAGTTCTTCATTCTTGCAACACTTCTCCATGTGAATAGTAGTGCAAGGTCGATTCTCATCTTCTCACCTTGTGAAAAGTTTTCGTATTTGAATACGTCTCTGAATCTTGACTTGATTGTTTCATCAAAGGATTCATCTAATTCAAATCCAACATAGAACTCTAATTGTGCAAGGTACTTATTGATAAGCTTGTTCATGATAGGAACGTACTGTTTAATAATCTTTTCCTTCACACCTTGGTCTCTGAGAAGCATTGTTGCAATCTCATAGTAGTGAGTCTTGTCTATTAAAGATTTGTGTTTAGTGTGTAGAACATCTAACTCATCTTCACCTTTGGTTATTCTTTCATGTACATCTGTACCACCATCGGATTCGATTTTTAGTGCTTCGATTTCACCGTTAATTTTTTGTATGTATTTTTGATTGGATAGGATTTCGGTTTGGTGTAATCCTATTTGTCGCTGGATATTGTCGATGTCGTATTGGATGTCTCCGATTTCTGATATTCGTTTTGATGCATCGGTAACTCCATCTTCAATTTGTTGGAGTGCATGTGCAATCTCCGTTGCCTTCTTAGTCTTTGATTCGAGGTGTTCCTTCTTATGTTCCTCATCTAAACCTTGCTTACATGTTGGACATTCATCATTCTCTTCATAGAATTCGACTTCCTTAAGTGCTTTCTTTCTTGCAGTTTCAAGTTGTTTCTCCATTTCTTGTAAGTCTTTCAACTTTTTAGAAATAGAATCCTTGTCTGAAATTGTTAATTGAATCTTATCAATCTCTTGACTGTTAGTATCTATAACATCCATTAGCTCACCTATATTAATGTTGGTGTCTATTACATTCTTTTCGAACTGTGTAATCTTTGCCATTCGATTTTCTGTCATGACTTTGACTTGTTCGTTCAGACCATTGAGTCTTTCTTCTAGAATCTCTACTTGATGTTGAGTATCTTTCAAATCGATTTGATGTGCAGCTTTCTTCTTTCTTAAAAGTTGCATCATGGTTGTGAAAATGTTGATATCCAGTAAGTCTTCTACCAACTTCCTTCTATCCTTTGCTCTGAGTTGCATGAAAGGTGTGAAGTTTGCAGAACCCAATATTGCAACCTGTGTAAATGAACGATAAGACATCTTAAGTATATGTTTCTCTAGATGGTCTTGGTAGTCTCTCACTGTTGCATCTTGATTGACTAGGATATCGTCAACATACAATTCAAAGATGTTTGGTTTTGCGCCACGGATAATTTTATAACTTTTCTTACCAATAGAGAACTCTATTTCTACTACCAAAGCTTTCTCATTAATACTATTAATAAGAAGTTCTTTTTTTAGATTCCGAAATCCACGTCCGTATAATCCGAAACACAATGCATCTAATAGTGTGGATTTACCAGCACCATTGTCACCAAGAATAAGGGTGGTTTGATGTCCGTCTAATTGTATTTCAGTAAATTTATTTCCCGATGAAAGTAAATTCTTCCATCTCACCTTTTTGAAATTTATCATAAGTAAGTATGTTCATCCAATGCTTCATTATATAAGCTCTTCATTATCTCATCGAGCTTCTCTTTCTTACCTTGTATCTCCAACCCATCAACATACTTGGATAATATGGTTAGGGTATCATCTACTCCTTCGATTTCATCATCATCAAAGAAGTCCATGTGTTTATTATCATCAACAACTGCAACGTGTAAAGGATTAGATGCATGTACTTTATCAAGGAATGAATCAAACCAATACGGATTGTCTTTGTTAACAACAATAATTTTTACAAACTTGCCGTCGAATTTTGAGTAGTCCATGTTTTGTAACTCATCAAAATCTTTTATCTTACCATCGTCATAATATCCTTTCTCAAACATAGTGAGAGGATTGTGAACTGGGGTAATCTCTTTTGTCTCTGTATCAAAAATATGAAAATACTTTTTATCATTGTAATCAGACCAAGTGAATTCCATTTGGGAACCTAGGTATCTTACATTCTTTACTTCTGATTTATGATGGAAATGACCACTGTAGACTTGTTCGAATCTCTTAAGATAAGATATGTCTAGTCCATGTTGACATGTCATATTAGGTAATAGTAATGCACCTTCTATTTCAAAGTGACCCATACAGTGTGTTGCTGGAGCTGTCTGCATAAACTCTACCATGTCAGCATAGTTCTCGGGATTAATCCATGGAACTAATGCAATAGGAAAATCATCATACTCCTTTACAATAGGGTCGGCATGAACGGTAATGTTAGGTTGATTGTATAATAATAACTCGGGTGAGTTAACATCATTCGTGTTTTTATAATATGTATCATGGTTACCTAGAATCAAGTCCATCTTGATTCCCCTTTCATTCATAGGCTCAACAAAGTGTTCGATGTTTGCTTTCATCGATGCAAAGTTGACATACTTACGTCTATCAAAGTAATCACCCATATGGATAATCTGTTTGATGTTATGCTCATCTAGATATGGAAAGAATATCTCTTCATAGAAACGTCCTTGATACTTGGACATTTCAACCATATCTGAACGGACACCACAATGGGTATCATTTAATATCGCTATCTTCATTCAGTAAAGTTTTCTAAGTTCTTGTTAGCTTTCTTCTTTTTGTTTTTTGATTTACGTGGTTCATACTCTACACGATTCATATTCTCTTGCATCCATTCCACATTCGTGTTCGATAAACTTGGGTCGTGTTGACCATCGATGGTTGCAAATGAATCCATAGTAATAGATGATTCCATGATTTGTTTTTGTTTGATGTAGACTTGTTTCTTTTCCTTCTGTATCCTTCTTAAGAAAGCGTAATAACAAATCTGAGTAACATATGCAAATGCATTGTTGGACTTTTCAACGTTGAAGTTACCAATGTATTGTATGCAATTTTCGATTGCATCACAAATCATTTCGTCACGGTAAGTATAGTTGATGAAATTGGGTCGAGTGGATAATCGGGTTGCAATCTTATAGATGCACTCACCAATGTATTCAGTCATTCGAGGGGGTTCTTTCCCAGCAGATTCTGCCTTTGCAACTAAAGTATTAAACTCTGCAACTGCAGCTGTAAACTCTTTGTTGTTAACGTAGTGTTCTGCTTTTTTGGGGTCTTTTTTCTTAGTCATGTATACATTATACCCTTTTTATGTGGTATTGTAAGGGGCTTTCTTAATAAAAATAAATTTTAAAAGCCACTGTACAAATAGAAAAACTGTGATAAAATGAATATGTCCCAAGGGGGATATACTTAGCTAGTAATAACTAACTCTATCTTCTTATGTACAATTGTATTTATAACGTCTGAACGTGTCGTTTGAATTGTTCCAATTCTCGGACTGCACGTAACGCTCCAGGCTCTCGTTCGAGGAACGTCCATTGCATAAGAAGAATCACAGCAAAGGAATACTTTATCATGACACAAACTTGTCAATGATATAGAATGAAAGTAACATGAATCCAAATACAGAGATTTGAATTATCGATGCCCAAAAGACTTGTCTCATGGGATGCATCTCAACTAACTTTTCTATAGAACTTTCACTGGGTGATAGGTTAACAATCTGCAAAGCAGTTCTTTCGTTTTCGGGTTTTTGAAACCAAGGTACATGTATCATTTTGGGTTATAAAGGTGAAGGGCTATTAGTACTATAAGTTGAAAGGTCAACCCACTAATCAATAACCAAATATCAGACATTAGGAATTAAACCTATAATGGATGCGATGAAAACAAGACAGAGACATACTATCTCTGTCTGTTCCCGTAGCTTGTTTAGTTTCTTAGAACTCATTTCAGTACGGTGAACTGAATGAAATTACTAAGAATGGTAGAGCAAATGGAAGAGTTAACAGCACTAGAAATTCGATAGTGTCACAGATTGCACAAACACGTTTGTTCTCTTTGACTTCTCTAGCTTTTCGTACCATGCTCTTCGCAAACAAAGTTGCTGTGGTCATGGTTTTCCTTTTAATTAAGTTATAAAAATTTTGTATAATAGTATATAGACACCAATTATACGCACTTATTTAGACAAATAAAAATCCTAATGGATAGTTTTATTGGGGTCGAAGTCTTCAAGGTCGAAGTCTTCATCGATTAAGTCTATGTCTTCGGGGACAAGGGACTCCATTACTTTCGTTAGATAGTCTCTACGTACATCATCGGGTGTGTTCTTTTTATTGGTTAGAGGAATGGTTTGTGTTTCTACCATCTCCAACCACCTTGATGAAGCTTCATCATAGAATGGAACGAACTGCTGGTTCATATTACTACGGTATAGTATTTGGTCATTTGGAATAACGATGATTGGGTCATCACTAAGAGGTGCATACGGATAGAAGGTTGCAAGAGTTTCAAGTTTATTTTGCACGGTTAACTGACACATCATAGGTAGTGTTATCTCAATACCTTTAGTTGTGTCTCTTACCATACCCACCACTTCACTACCAGTTTTTAGTTTTACAACTTCGTATTTTTGTGGTGTTAAATCTGAGGGTCTTGTCATTTTAAATCGAACTGCCTTATCTCGTATGTAAAGTTTTCTTCGTTGTATATATTTATACGTTCTTTGAGGTGATTTAGGGTATGATTTTCGCATTGCATATCATCTGATATGTCAAACAATTTCATCTCTGTTTTACCGTCAGCCTTACGAAGTCCTCTACCTATAGATTGAAGGTTTCTGATTCGACTTTTACTTGGGGATGCGAAGACAATATTGTCTATTCGTTTGATGTTAACACCTGTAGAGAAAGTTCCGTATGATGCTAGTATGACGTTATTGTTACTTCTCTCTACTATTTCTCTAACTGCTTCTCGGTCTTCTACATCTGTCCCACCATTGACATAGTGGAGCGTTCCCTTTCTTCGTGTGACCATGGGGTTGAACATTTCCCATAGTGGTTGTCCATGTTTCTCAATGTATTGAAATAGTACTAGGGTATTACCTTTCAGTGACCCCACAAGATTAGTTATGAAATGATTTCTTTCTTGATGTGATACTAGATAATCCATCTCATCTTGGTATGACATTTTTTTCTGTTTAGTATGACGAAGTATGACACATTCTATTTTTAAATTTGCAATCGTTCCCGAATCCATCAACTCCTTTGTGCTTATGACCTTTTTGACAGGGCCGAATAAACCTTCTAGTTGTAGTCTGTGTACTTCTGTTCCGTCCAGTGTACCAGTACATCCAATACGTACAGCAGTAGTCTTCATCTTTTCAAGTATACCTTTCAGTACATTTGCTTTAAACAGATGAGCTTCGTCTCCTATTACAACATCGAATGATTGCATTACTTCCTTTGGTGCTTTACTAAATGACTGCCATGTGGTAACTGTGATTGGTGCATCGAAAACTTCTTGACCATGATAAATTTTACAGATAGGGTCTTTGTATCCGTAGTCTTTAAAATCCTTAGTCATCTGTTCCACTAATGATGTGGTGGGTACAATGATGACTGTCTTAGAGTCATAGTATCTTGCAAGTAAATAAATGATTAGAGACTTACCACTTGCAGTGGGTGATAATAATAGTTGCCTACCATATTGAACTGCAGTTTTAAAAGCTTCTAACTGGTAATCTCTTGGTTCAAATGGAAGGTCTAATATACTAATCCAATCTTCTATTGATATCGGCCCGTTGTTTCTTTGCTTCTTACCAATAACATCTTGAATACCTTCAAACTCGTAACCTCGTTCTCTGCAGAACTCATCTACGTATGGAAGTAACCCAATATAAATCTTATGTGTTTTGATTGAGAAAAGATATACTTTACCGTCCCACCATTTGTTTTTATAACTTGGCATGAACTTTGCGTTTGGTACAGTGAAAGAGAAATAGTCATGAAGGTCTTTGGCTAAACCGTCATCACAGTCTACCCTCATGAAACATTCGTCCACCTTTGATACTATGACTTTCATTTTATTTGTATGGATATCCTATAAACCAACCGACTAAACTGGTTCGAGTTCCCTTAGTGACAGGAGTCACTTGATGATGTACAAAGGAAGGGAACAATATCAATGACCCCTTTTGTTTTGATGAGTTGGGAATTTGTCTATAGAAATCTCTCATGTCTCGTGTATAATCTTCACGTGTAAGTGTGTCCTTTGCACGGACATCTTCTATCCACTGGAAGTTACCACCTTCATATTCATCGGGGTCTGTCAGCTGAATAGACATACTTAACTTTCTAATCATACCACTATTTTCGTATGGTTTATCTCCAGCATCTGTATGCCATGTATAGAATCCACCTCGTTCACCTTGTTGTGCATGGTAAGTTGTATGCTGAAATGGTTCTACTTGTTCTATGTCAACATTCCATCCACTCTGTTTCATCCCCATGGTAACTGCTTCGGTAATCTTGGTGAATACATCTCCCAAGATTTCTAGGTGGTCTCCATGCAACCAACGAACATCTGATGCTCTTATGTTATCAACAACTTTACCACCACTACCGTTTCCTCTTTCCATATGAGCTTGTTCTGCATCGGGGTCTAGGTCTAACCTTCCACCTTGACCAACTGCACCTTCCTCTAGAGGGAAGTCTAAAGCTTTACCATTGATAAATTCAACTTCCTCTGAAGTTAATAGAGACGGATATGTCCACATGTAATTTTGTAAATTCATTATTGTCCTGCCATGAACTTTCTCCAATCGATTGTGTTTCTAATCGTTTGGTGTCTCCAAGTGATATTTTGCATACACTCTTTGAGAAAGTCTACCGTAACTTTGAGATACTCAATCTTTGCATTGAGTTCTTGTAAATCTTTATCTGCATTGAAGAAGATGTTCATATCATTCTTCATAATCTTAAGACCATCAAAAGGGTCGGGGTTCCACCCTAACTCTCTGATTCTATCGTCATCCATTTTACCATTAAACCATAACCACTTATCTTTAAGTAAGGTGTTGTATTGTTCTTGGTATTTCTTAAGGACTAGAATCTTATTGGTAAGTAAGTCTTGGTATTTTGCATGAAGCTTAGGTACTTCTAAGGATGCAGTATCCAATTCAATGTCATCTATTTCACAGTCACCTGCCCACTGGGCTTTCAATTCTTCTAAAGTCATAATAATATTATATCACGAAAACGTGAATCTAACTAGTGGTTTCTATGTCGTAGTAAGTAAATTTAAACTCAATAGTTGCAACCACAGATTCACCATCTGCACCCGATTCAAACTCTAATCCACTTAGACCGATTGGAAAGCAGTCATGAAATCTAAAGTATCTATTGGGTATGTTTTTGTTTGTTGTTGTAATAAGAGTGATATCAGATACTTCTGAGCCTGCATCTCCCTTATCCGAAGACGTTCCTATTAGATTTCTACTGGTACCAACATAGGTCTCATAATCTTTAGGGTCTTTAATTGGTACAATTGCATTCATCCATTCGTACACTTCTTTGAAGTTCTCTAGGTCTTCATCCACCAAGAAGTCTACAGATAGATTTTCAAATGTAACTTTGTCGCCTGGAAAATATGCATCCAACCCAACCCCAGCACCATGTGCTAATTCTGAGAATGACACGCCTGGAATATTACACTTCTTGACAAAGTATTCTGCAGTTGGTATCCTATCAATAAGAAGTCTAAAGTTGTTCTTATTGAGAAGGGATTTATTGATGTCAGCCATGGACTCTTGTTATCCGTTTGTTAGTAGTGATGTCGTGATAATCGTCACCCCTATACTCTCTTGTTGTAGTTTCCTCACATAGATATCCTTCTTGGATATAAGTGGTTACAGTTTTTCTAGAGATTACATTTGTGTTCTCTCGACCTTGTGGAAATATTTTTGCTTCCCATGGGCCCTCTAAAACTTGTACACTCTTTTCATAATTTGACATATTGTTCTCCGTATATACTTATTTAGGTGTTTTGATATGCCAGAACCTACGGAAGTGAACATAATTTGGTGGTATTGATGCAAACTTAACTGGTTCCATAGGATTCTTAGGGTGTACATCTTCTAGTGTCCAACTATACACGTCTCTTCTGTAGACTTCGTTAGGTATGATTATACCAAATTCATTATCCAAATCTTCATCATCATATCTTGTGTAGGTCTTACCTATCTCGTCTAAGTATTCTTCTACATGTGTATCATTAAATGAAGCTTCCCACTGGTCGAACCCATTAAAGACTCTAGAATTTTTCTTCTTCTTTTCGCCTGGAGCTCCATGTACACCCGACCACTCTTCTTGTCTAAACCATGGTGCTGGCATTGGTAATGAATTGACTGCAGTCTCTAAGAACATTTCATCCGTATGATTAAATGCTCTTCTCAAATCATCATAGATGTTTTTAACATGATATAGAGTACCAAAGTGTATAATCAAATCCCACTTTCTATTGAAAGACCATTCGTCATTATGATTGATACATAACTTTTCTGAGTCTGTTTCTATGGAATCCAGTAGTTCTTGTCTAGCATCTGCATAACTTACAGTTGCACCCAACTTCTCAAAGTGTCTACCAATCAATCCATGTGCAGTTCCTAGTTCTAGGATAGTCTTACCATCAAACCAGTCTTCACCTTTACAATCGATAACCTTTTTAACTCTTGCTTCCGTTGGAAGGTACATTGTGTGTTCGTCATCTGTGATTGGATTCTTCCATTTAAAGAAACCTTCCAACCCCTCACCATACTTAATCATCTTCATATACTTATTTATCGCGTATAAATATGTGCCTTGACAATGGATATCATATTTTGGTATACTTGTAAGGTAGGAAGTCGAGACGGAAGTTAGATGGTTGTGAGAGGTTGTTCCGTATAGACAAGGTGTTCCACACTGTTAAAGTCAATTAAGACGTGGCATATAATCGTGAGGTGTGGATAGAATCCGAACAGAGAAGCACTTGAAATTTCTGACAAATTGGAATGGTGTGGTAAACGAACTTCCGTATGGTCACTACCTATTGACCTTAATAAAATTGGGGTAAGGCCCCACTAGAAGGACACGGTGTAAAGAATTGGGGTCATACCCAAGACATTGAACGATTCAGTCATGCTAAAAAAAACCCCTCGTGAGAGGGGTTTTAGTATTCCAATTAAGGAATGAGAACCTAAGTTCCTTACAGAATGTTAGACACTGCCATCTTTCTGTAGTACTGGTTAGTTCCAGCGGATGCAAGTCCGTCAGCAGGTGTAGCACCTACGAATGGATTTGAAACCATACCATATCTAGTTTTGAAACCGATTTTTGGTTGGAATGTGTTCTCACCTACTGCACGAACCATTTGTAATGGAACGTATGGGCAATAGAAAAGACCAGCATCATAAGGGTTAGTTCCTCTATAACCTACTGTTAAGTAGTCAACACCAGCATATGGGTCAACATATACTTTAACTCTTCCGTTTAGAAGACCAGCAAAAGTATTACCAGTATCGTCAACGTTTAAGTTTGTGTTAAGAGCAGGAGTGTAATCTAATACACCTGCCATTGAAAGAGCAGAAGCTACATCAGATGAACATAGGATAAAGTTACCTTTTCCTCTACGTGTATCTTTAGCGATGAAGTTTGATTCTCTTTCGATTTGGAACAATAATCCTTTGAATTTCTCAACAGACCATCTACCGTTAGCATCAACGTCTAGGTTGAAAGTACCTGCTGAAGCTGTTGAAGCTGCACCAGTTTTTGCTTGTAAGTTAACATTTCTGATAACTTCACGGTTGATTTCTGCAAGAATTTCTGATGAAAGAATATTTGCAAGTTCTGATTCTGCGTCAAGACCGTGGATTGCTTTGAGGTCTTGTGCAAGTTCGAGTGTGTACTCAGCTTTTAATGCTCTGGATTTAGCAGTGACAGTAGCTTTCTCGATTGAGAATGCCATCTCTGCAAAGTGATTTCCTGCTCCATCACCTAATGCTTCAGCAGAAGCAGTACTCATACCACCACTTGTAGTGGATGCGTATGAAGGAGATGATGTGTCGAAAGGGTCACCTATTGGGTCTGAACCTAGTGAAGTACCTGTTCCTTGAGGAGATGCAGAGTAATCAGTTCTTGCTTCGTTATGAAGTGCTTCTGATTTTGCAGCTCTATCGGCGTCAGTATCATCGTTATATCTTGCTTTCATAGCAAAGATAAGTCCAGTTGGGCCTGTCATTGGTTGAACACCACAAATGTCGTATGCAACGAGATTTGGCATAGCACGTCTTACTAATGAAATCAAAATAGGATTCCAGTTTGCAACCGCGCTTCCAGTAGCATTTAAAGGTGCTGCTTCTTCCAAGTTTCCTTGCTCTTCGAAAAGGGCCTTCTCTTGGTTTTCAAGAATAACAGCAGTAACAGCACGCTTGTAGTTGTCTTCGATTTTTGGTAAATCGGAGTGTTCTAGAATCGGCTCCCACTTTTCTTGTAAGTTTTCTGATAAAAACATTTTATTTTTCCTTTAAATTTAACCTAATGGTTTTAGTTTAGTTATTGCTTGAGTGTACTGTTGCATGTCGGGAGCAAGTAGTGGTTCTTTCTTTTCATCAAGTTCCCCTGTTCCTTCTTCTACAATAGTATCCTCAACTAGTTTATCACTTTCTTTTGGAAAGTAAGCTTCAGCGATTTCTGCAATCTTCTCAGCGAAGTCTGCTTCATCTTTGAAGTCTACACCATTAGATAATGATTCTAGCTTCTCTTTTTGTGACTCGGACAAACTGTCACCAGCTGCCTTAACCACGTTACTTCTCTTGAGGGCATCTAACTCTTCTGTGATATCAATATTTTTACTGACTTCACCATCAAGCTTTTGCTCCATCTCATCGAGACGATTTGCGAGTTCATCGATAACGTTGTACTTATCTTCTGGCACGTCAACATAGTGTTCTGTGAACAATGTTTTCAAACCATCGATGAAGTTCTCTGTCATCTCTGCTCTCAATCCTCTTTCTATTGCAAGTTCGTTTTCTTTCGTCCACTCGTCTGCAACATATGAAAGATATTTGTCAACGCCTTCTGCGAGGTCAGCTTTGACTTTTTCCACTGAGGATTTTAATTCTTCTGAATATTGGGTTTCTAAAGACTCTTTAATCTCTTCTACTTTAGATGAGACTGCAGCCTTGAAGATAGTTCTTGCTTTCTCAGCACTTTCTTCTGAAAGGTCTAGTGCTTCAGAGATTTTAGATAGGTCGTCTTCTACTTCAATCTCGACTAGGTTTGCTTCGAGCTCTGCAGAAGTTTCTTCGTCAACGATTTCCTCTTTGACTTCTTCTTCCTCTTCTTCCTTTTCAGACCACTTTTCAGCAAGTTCTGCAACTGCTTCTTCGTCCATAGACTTTAGTGATTCTACAATTTTTCTAGCTACTTCTGCTTTAGTCAAGGTCTCGTCAACTTCGTCTTCTGAAATAGAACTGAATCTACTTTGAAGTTCTTCCTTAGTCATTTCCTTCATGTTGTTGACGATAGCTTTGATTGATTCCATTTTTGTTGCCTTAACAACATCTTTAGACTCTTCTTCTTCTGAAACTTTTGCAAGTTTAGGTTGACTGTCACCTTTTCCAGCATTCTTTTGATGTGCATCACCACTAACTGGTTTCACATTCTCTGCTTTCTTTTGTGCATCAACTGCTTTGTCAACAGGATTTTCTTCGGGTTTGACGACTTCAGCTTTACCGCTTTCGATTTTCTCGGCATCTGATGAACCTTGCTTAACAGGTTTCGCGTCACCTTTTTGAGCACCGTCTGTAGGTTGCTTCTCTTCAGAAACTTCTACTTCTGTACTTTCTAGGTTATTTTCTAACTCTGCCATGTTTTTCTCCTGTTTGAGTTTACTTTTTTATTTATATGTTATAGGCTTTCAACAAACCTTTTCCATAGATTTAACTTGGTTTCTTCCAATTTATTCAGTTTTGCACCCCTTAATTCGGTTCGCATCTGCTCTGAATCAACTGCTTTCAATATACCATTAGACATAATCCACTCTACACCTTCGTATATACCTTCAACGAAGGCCTCGGGTGCAGAAGGGTCTGCAACTATATCGGCTGCTGTTGCTAATTGAAAGTCCCCTTTCACGTATTGAGCTCCACCTTTTTCTTCCAAGGAACCTAATCCTCTAGATGATACTCCTAGTTTGGCACCGTCATCAATCAAATTTCTTACGATTTGACCGTTTGGTGTGCTCAAAATCTTTGCACGTCCCACATAATTGTTACCATCTTCTTCTAAAGATGTGATTAAGTGTGACACTTTGTCAAGATTAATAGTCGGGCCCTCGGGATGTCCGAGTTCTCCAAATGCTCTATCTTTCTCAACGAATTCTTTTCTGTAACGGTTTACTTCTTTTTCCATTATCTCTTTAGGATATACACGGCCGTTACGGTTCTTAATTTCAGACTGCATGAAAACACCTTCGATGAAGTATTCCTTCTGTCCCTTTGCGTTTTCTTCAATGACAACTGGTGTCATTTGATAATCGTTATACTCTGATATTAATTTCATGTATTATTTCCTCTATGTTTATTCCTTCTTCAGACATGTTTGACATAATCTTTCTAATGTCTTTCATCTCTTTTTCAGCAGATTTCAAATCTTTGTAAGGTGAATCACCACTAAACAAATTCCCATCCATATAAACATCTACTTTATTTCTTTTATTCTGTACAAAAGAAACTGAAACTTTCTTTCCACCAATCTTTAAAACATCAACCTTGAGCTCCTTTGAACCACTAGGCAATTTTAGTTTTGCCTCGTTCAACTCAGATTGTACTGTTCTAAATGACTTCACCTTACTCTCCTGTAGGTTCCTGTGGTGTATTCATCCAGTCGACTTGAGCATTAACTCTCTTCATGTCTACTGCATCTGCAGCTGCTTTCTTAATTCCATCACCGATAGAACCTTTTGCAGCTTCAAGTTGACCTGCTTCTATTTGGTCAACGATTTGTTTTGATATTTCACTACTCATAATTTACTCCTAAAAACCACCGAAGTCGTCATCGTCTTCGTTACCACCATCTTCATTGCCACCTTCATCTTTAATCTGTTGGTCAATGATACGGATATCTTCTTCTGTCTGTCTCAGTATATACTTTCTAACATACTCGTCTGAATAGTATTTACCAACATAGTCAGCTGCCTGTGAGAGAGTATCTAGTCTCTCTCTTAAAATTTCTGCATCCTTCAACTCTGTAAAATGGTTGTCGGTTGCATAATCATACAAGAGAAAGTCCTTGAATTTATCGAACTCTTCTCCTGTTACAATTTCCTTAAGTACTAATTGTGTCTTAAGAATATCTGTAAAAACTCTTCCAAACTTCTTCTGAAGTCTGTTTGTGAACTTATTAAACTTAAGTTCATCTCTAGAAATCTCTGAAGCACGACCCATGTTAAACCCATTGTCTGCTTCCATTCTAGATGATGGTACATTAAGAGACTGATATAACTTCTTCTTAAAGTATTCTATATCATCTATATCTGCTAGGTTTTGTCCGCCTGGCAATGTAGTAATCTCTGTTCCTCTACCACCTTCTCTTCTAGGTAACCAAAAATCTTCTAACATACTCATATGTTTTCTATCATCTTTGATTTCACCTGTATCTGCATTATAAACCAACTTGTTCTTGTATCGGTTCATTACATCAGCAAGATACTGTTCTGCCTTTGCCTTTGGAAGGTTACCTACGTCAATGTAGAATATTCTTCTTTCGGGAGCTCTTGATATCCTATAGATAACAAGTGCATCTTCCATCATTGATAACTGATTTGCAGTCTTCAATGCCTTGTGCAGATACCCGATGACTACATTCTTAGTGTAGTCAAGTAATCCCGAAGTCGTATATGTAACTGCCTCGGGTGCAATTCGTACAGTGTTTCCTTCAGCTGCACTGGATTTATCAAATCCCTTATCATTGAAAACGAAAAACTCTTCTATCTTAGAAATCCTTTCGACCTTAGTCTTGGGGTCTCTTTCTTTCTCAATGTTTCTGACCTTCTTAATTTTAATAGGGTCAATGTTTCTTAAATCTACTATTCCGCCTTTAGGATTTTTAGCGTTAACGACCTTATGGAAGTATACCCTTCCATCTACGTACCATTTTCGGAAAATTTCATGAGAGTTCTGATTGAACTTCATCATTGATAGGATGTTGTAAAACTCGTTTTGTATCTTTGTTTTGATACTATCAGAGAGTTTAACATCTCTGAGGTCGAGTGTGACTATCCTATCAGAACTATCCGATGTGATACACTCATTAACTATATCTTCGATTGCAGAATCACATTCTGGCACCAAAGATACTTCACGATATCTACGAATGAGTTCTGCCTCATTCTTGATACCACCTTCCATGTCGATGTAAGCACCGTATGCTCCACCACCCACGAAACCACTTTGTTGTTGAATGACGGGCGTACCGTCATCGTCAACTGGTGGAACGAAAGAAGGTGCCTTCGGCAACTCCTTCGCTCTTAGTTCATCCCTTTTACGGGATATTTCAAATCCTAAAAATTCCATACTATTATTTATACCACCTTAAAGTGGTGTTATTCACTGTTCTTAAAGAACTCTTTCCCAGTGAGAGAAGGTCAAATCAACTGTAAATTCCTCTACTGCATCTACTGTGTCATAACCTAATGTTATTTCACCGATGTTTTTAGGGAACATGTTGAAGAACTCATATCTCGCTAGTACAGAGTCGTCTTTGTTTAACTGTTCTACAAATGCTCTACTTAATAAGTAGTCCGTTGTTGTAGCACCTTCACCACTGTCCATTGCTTGAATTTCAGTCTGCCATGCTTCTAGAGCAGTTCTTGCTGAAAATTCCATGTCATTGATGATGGTTATTGACCAGTCTGCAAAAGTACGTTCTCCTGCTAGTTTAAGGTTATGTCCTCTAAAAGGAATGATGACTTCGCCTAAAGTTCCTGCTGGGATGTTTGCACCCTTACACATGAACTCGATATTGTTACCAGCTCTAGGTAGGAATACTCTAAATCGGTTAGCTCTTGGGCCACCACCGACTAGTTGTGCTTTAAATTGGTCTATTGTTGCCATGTTTTATCTCCTTAAACTGCACCATATATTTCACTAAACTCAACCCCCGACCTTGCAGCCACGAAGTTAAGAGTGATAAAGTTAATACTTCTAGAAGGTTTCACAAAGATAGAACATACAAATTCGTTTCTATCGATGACTGAATCAGTGTTGTTTGTTTCGTCACAAACTACTGAGAAATCTACTAGTCCTCTTCTGTTTTTAACATCTCTTAAGAAAGGTTCAACAGCTGCTCTAAATTGAGCTCTTGTGAATGCATCGTTGAATTCAAAGAGTTGTGATTTAGCTGCAGTTGATATTGCCTTTTCTAGGACGATGAACAGTCTTCTTACATTGATTCTGTCGAATGCAGAAGGACTTGTTAATGCAGTCTTATCACCATAAAGGATTGTACCTTGGCCTGGGAATGTTACTACTGGGTTAACTCTTGCTCTGTACAAGTCATCTCTTGATGATTGTGAAGGATTGAATGCAAGTTTTGTGATACCTAGGTATTGTCCTCTAGAGAATCCTGCTGGTGAGAACCATGCATCTCTAAGAAGGTCTGACCTTGCCATGATGCCTGCTGTGTGACCATTAGCTGGTACGTAACAGTACTTATCATTGAATCGGTCATACTGGTATGTCCAACCGCTGTCGATTACGGCATATGAACTTGAAGACATTGTATTTGCAGTTGTAATGACGTTAGTTGCTTGTGTTGACTCTGAAGTAACACCAACAACGTCTGCACGTCTTGGAGAAACGATTGCAATACAATCCTTTCTATTTTCTGCAACTAATACTGCTTGGTTAGCAAGTGTTGTCCAGTCTGCAATTGTATCTTGGTCGACACCCAAACCGTTATCAGTTCTTGTTGAACCAACAATCAAGAATGAGATGTCATGTAAATCCCCATCTTTGAAATGGTCTTCCCATGCACCGTACTTCTGAGCTGCAGTTGGAGTTCTTCCATTTGCACCACCACTTAGTGAAGTAGTTGCTGGTAATGTTGGGAATAAGAAAGATGTTGTAGCAGATGCTAGGTGAGTTCTGTCTTGGTTTGCTGGTGTTATAATAGATGTATTATGTCCACTCCAGTATACCCATTCAGATTTGTTACCGATTACTTTCTTATAATAGTTTGAATTGTTTGCAGAATCTTTTGCATCTGATGCCATTGACACGAATGCATATGTTTCTAAGATGCTGTGAGGTGTTCCACTGATTGTTCCATCTTCATCTGCAACTACAACGTGCATTTCGTCATTTGAACCACCAGCTGCAAGTGCAGATGCACTCTTGCCTGGAGCTTTGTCGAAAGATGCATAAAATTCCCAGTATCTATTGACTGCTGTTCCACTTGCCACTGTAGCAATTAGTCCTGTTCCTACTGGTTGATTTAATGCTTCGACTGTGATGTTGTCTGTGTTGATTGCTGTAATTCTGTACTGTTGTGTGACTGCACCGAATGTGACGATGTCTCTTACTTTCAATAATACACCACCACCAGCTGCAAGAGTAATAACTGTTTGACCAGCTGCCTCTTCTCCACTAGTTGTAGTCGCTGCATCATTGTAATATGCATCGGATGAAGCACATACTGAAACCTTAATTGAGTTACCTAATGCGCCTGGACATCTTGCAATCCATTGACCTACTGTTCCATTGAGAGCTCCACTCTCATATGATTGTACGTATTCGTCATGATTTTTAAGTAATGAAGCAGTTGACCCAGCACCGTTTGCACTTAACAAACCTGTGGAGTTAACTCTTACTACTCTTAAAGATGAACCATACCTTAAAAATGCTTCTGCTGAATAGAAGTCTTCTGCTCCAGCGTTAGTATTAGCTGGTTCTGAAAACTCATCGACTAAACCCTTTGCGTCTGAAACTGTCTTTACTTCATCAACAGGGCCCCATTGAAATGAACCAGCGAAAGCACCACTTGTGCTTGATACTGCTGGTACAACATTTGTAAGGTCAACTTCTTTGACCTGTACGCCTGGTGATACTTGAAATGCCATACTTTTTCTCCTGTTAATGTAAAAAGTTGTTTACTGTTTTATTTATAACTTTTAATTTCCTACTAATAGCATTATTACTATTACTACATGTTTTTGTGATACCATCTATCACCTTCATTGTCTACAAACGATGCAGCCTGTTCAGTTGGTTCTCCAAATACTCCTGCTGGAAGCAAGTCGTCTTGAATAATCTTCTGTTGTTCTGCATATAACAAGTCTTTAACTTGTGTATCTGTCAAGTGATAAAAATATTCTGTGGTGATAAACCAACTAAACATGACAACATTCATTACCATGTCATCGTGATAACCTCTATCAGCTTCGAAACTAGTACCTTTATTTATGAAGGTCATAAGTTCAGTGATTGTAGGTCTATCTACCAACTCCAATCTATGTTCTTCCAACAACTCTTTCATTGTAGAACAACCGATACGTTTAATCTTTCTCGACATTGTGACACCAATGTCTTCTGCTTTTGCAAAACCTTGAGTAAAGACGTTCTCGTACTCGATATCATAGTGTAATTGATTTGCCACCATAGCACCTTCGTTATTATTCTCAATTATTACAATTGGTTTATTGTAAGGTGTTACAAACTTATTTATAATATCGGGGAAGAGAAGAGGACTTATCATATTGTCTCGATACACAGCAACCTGTTTGAACGGCTGTGTGGAAACATCGAATATACTAAAAGTCGACCAATCCATTCCTCTACCCTTCGCAACATCAACTGTACAGATGTATTCGTGACCTTCTACTGGTCTATCATACATAACAAAACCATCCTTTTCATACTCTCCGTCAACTGCTTTCATCTCCAATAGTGTATTACTATTAATAAGAGTATTACCAGTTCCTAGGAATGAGTTACCATACTCTTGTTCAAACTGTGCTTCAGATGTGTTTGCAATAGTCTGTTCTTTCCATTCATCATCTCGGCCTGGCACATCAAACCAGTTAATAAGAAAGTCTTTGTACTCTGATTGTCCGTGTACTGCACTCTCATATATTTTATGAAACATATTACCAACACCGTTTGCAGTAGAGGTAATGATGACCTTAGACTCTTTACCCGATGTTACCACTGGATATGTTGCAGTATAGAAAGTTGCAGCGTCTTCTACGAATGCAAACTCATCTAGATATAGTAAGTTAATAGACATACCACGAATCGAACTTGAAGATGTCGCAGCTGCAACCACTTTACTATCATTTGCAAATTCAATTGACCCTTTGTTAAGAATCTTCACGCCTGGTTGAAGGAAAAATGGAACTGATTCTAGCATGGTAACAATACGTGCAATCATCTCTCTTGCAATTGCACCTTTGTTTGCAAGAACCGCTACAGTAACCTCGGGATGAAATACTAGATACCACAATAAGTATGCACATGATGTGATTGACTTACCACTCTGACGTGATGCAAGAACTACATTGAATCGATTGGTGTTGTAGTGATTTATAAGTTTGTCTTGATAACCACGGAGTTTGAATGGCACCATACCTTCATCTAGTGAGATAATCTGTGTGTAGTTTTCAATGAAATGACAAGGGTCTTCAGAACACTTGACGTATTCTGCAAGTTCTTCTTTAGTATACTGGATATCAATCCCAGCTCTCTTGATGAGATTATTACCTAAGTACCCCTCATTTGTTGGTTGTACCATTATTCTTTATTCTTTTTTAGAAACTTTTGTAGTTCTGAAGTTGAACCTACGTATAGGTGATTGTGTTGTGTACCAATTTTCTGACCTTCTTCGTCCTTTTCTAATTCTTTAATTTTCTTCTGTAGGTCTAAAAGTTTTTCTGCAGTATCACCGACTGTTTTCAGAAGCTGCCCAGCAACTTCGTATGCACGTGGATGTTCCGTTTCTTTTGCAACATCCAATATACCATCGATTGCATCTTGTCCACGCTCTACTAAACCATACAAGTTTTCACGAGCATATTTGTAATCGTTTACTATGGATTCTCCCCTGTCTTTAGTAGTGGGAAGTTGTTTAGGAAGTATCTCTACCTCTTGTTTGATTTCAGTGTTGATATCTAGGATATCATCTAACTGTTTATCTATCGTATCTTTTGCCATTATTAACTCGCATCTGTAGTCCTATCGCCTGCAAAACTTCTAGTAGAACCATCATCATAAAACGTTACTGTCTCTGCAACAACAAAGGTGTCATTGGGATTAACCGACCCAACAAACTTAAGATTGGTTTTTGCATCTAGTGTCACTGCACTTGATACTACAATACTCAATCTATCCTCAGCAATAGAGGATATAGTTGGATTCGTTCCTAAATTAGTACCGAACACTTCATCGTTTACACTTATCTTTGTATTTATTGCTGTTGGGAATGTTATTGTGGTGGACGAAGATACTGCATTTGAAACAGCTGCAAAAGCAGGTTCATATGATTTGACCTCTTTAACCAATCCACTATCTTCTATTTCACTGGTAGTGAATAGACCACTTGCAGTCTTAACTTGTCCTTGCACTCCGTCTGATATGTATGTTCTTTCGATAACATTCTTAATAATTTCACCAGTATATACTGGGCCGAAGAAGTACAGTTTCATCTGAAACTCCAATGTGTATTCTATAACACGTCTTTCTTCGAACGTACCTTCGTATTGGTCTTCCATTGATACGGTACTTAGAATAATTGGAACATCTCTATGGTCTGTCATAGAATCAATCATCTTCATAGTAACCGTATATTCGGGTTGGAAATATGGTAGTATTTGTTCTACTATTTGTAGTGCATCATTCATGTTCTTTGCAAGAATTGATAGATTAAATGTTAAATTATATGGTGCTGGTTGATACTGAAATCCTCTCTTTCCTGTATCTGAACTTTCCAAATCGGATTTAGAATGACGTATTAGTTTGTTTTGTTGTCTAGATGCATCATATTCAAACCCTGTAAGTTCGAATGCAAGTCTAGGCATACTAATTGCAGTTCTCATACCATCACCAAGGTCAGCATCTTCTGCTAGTCTTTGTAAGAACTTTTGTTTTGGCCCGTATGATATTGGTACCTTTTGTTCTGTTAGAACTGTACCATCTGATTTGGTTTTCTTAATTGTAATGTTATTGAACAGTGTTCCAAAAATGGATACTGCTCGTTTGAAAGTTTCATTATAAAAATAGGTACCGAACATTATGTGACCTCACCGAATGGGTTTGTCTCTGAGAAGTCTAAGTATCCATCTGCCTTGTCTTCAAAGTCTTTATTCTGTGCATCACCGTCATTAGCAAACGTTAGCACATCTGTAATCGATTCTATGACCACTGTCTTACCACTTGATGCACCAACTAGGGTGTCACCAACTGCAAGCGTTCTAGTAACATCTTTGATAGTAAGTTTACGGATATTCCCAGTAGGGCCAGGTGTCCAACCGATGACTTCACCTGTTGCAGCTCCACTATAATTAAGAACTTCTTGAATCACAAAGTCTCCACTTGTATTTGAAACTTGCATTTCTATTGTATAGGCTTGTTCATTCTCCACTAAGTCTACCACTGTTCCAGTATCGAAATCCTCTCCACTGTATTCGAACAATTCACACTGTAGTTTAAATACGAATAGTTTTCCAACTTGATAGAATGGGTTCTCGTGTTCTACGAATTTGATTTCAAACATTGAACCACTCATAGGGAAGTAAATTAAATCTCCCTCGTTGGGTCTCAATGATGTTGTAAGGTTTGAATCTAGAGAAATGAATCGTTCCCATGTTCTTAGGGATATAACGAATGTTGCTTGGTCTCTTACTTGTACACCGAACTTGGACATGAGGTCTCCATCACCCTCAAATCCATCTGTATTTTCTAGATACATCTCTACTGAGTACGCATCTCCAAATTTAGACTGCACATCTTCACCAAGAATCGTGTCTTCTTCTACAATCTCTCTTGGAAGATAATACGTCTCGTGTCCAAACATCCTAAGTGACTCAACAACGATGTCTTCATATAACATCTGTTCAGTATTAACTGCATGGTTAAAAAATACATTTGTCGGCATGTTTTTATCCCATTAAGTCCATGACTGGCATTTCAAAATTCAGTCTAGACTCTTCTTCTAATCTTGTAATTTCCTCTTGTGCTTCGGACTTCATCTGTGTAGCGTCTAATGTAACTCCGCCAGGCAATGCAATTCCCGAAAACTTCGATAGGTTTTCACCCCACTGATACTTAACTAATGCAGTACAGTATTTCTTTAACCACATATCATTATAGATATCTGTCATGTCGGTTGGGTCTATCTTTCTATAACACTCAATAATTAAGAACTCACCAGCTGTAAGACTATCTGCATCTAAATCTAGATACAATCTATTAGAATGCATATTGTATCTAATTGGAGTTCTTCCAACTAGGATGTTATCCATCATTGAAATGTTCTGTTGAACCATCTCGTAATACAAGACATTGGTTGATGTCAAGTCATACATATCGTTTAGTCTTAATTGATATCTTAAGTCAAACATGTTTAGATTATGTTTGTCATTGAATGGTAAAATGTTTAAAACGGATAATACGTGTTCGGGTAGGGTAAGATAGTTCTGTTGCTCTTTGTAAGTTTGGTTATCCACAGCATGACTACCAGCCGTAGCTGCAGAATGAGATTCGTTTGTCTTGAATGAATCTATCTGATTTTGGGTTAGTTCGTGCTTAAGATAACACTTGATACTACCATCATAGCAGTATTCTCTAAAGTATTGAAGTCCTTCATCAATTCTATCATCAAACTGGTCATCATCCACGTTGATTTCCAACACAGGTGCGCCTAGTTTTCTCTTCACATACTCTTTGAGGGTTGCTTTTGAATTGGGTTGTGCCATAATAGTATTTCCTGTTTAATACTATTTATGCGTTTTTTATTCTTGGAAATAAGTCTTAGATGTAAGTTTATCTATTTTGTCTGAAATACGGTTCATTTGGTCAAGTAACTTGGTCATATCACGTTCTATTTCTTCTCTTGTGACGTAGTCCTTTGCTATCTCTTCTCTAGTCTTGTTGACTAGTATTGAGAGCCTAGATAGTTCTGATAATGAACTTCTTAATAGAAAACCAATGGGTACGATTACGAATACCGTAACGAGGTTCCATAATAGATAAGGTGTAATAGTAATTTCCATACTACTATTTAGAATTTCTAGTTGATTATGGGGTCGCCATTTGAATCTAATTCAAAAGTAAATTCATCTTCAGGCGGTGGGTTTCTCCACGGTTTTCTTGCATCTGAGGGATTACCAATGTATTGTACTCTACAATTGAAAGAGATTGAGTATCTATCTTTGTCTGTGGGATTGGGTTCTACCATATGCATTGCACCACTAGGAAACAATATGAGTCTTCCAGTTTTAGGTTGGTACTGAATACTCTCTTGGTGTCGTTGCAAAGATGGGTGGTCTGCAACTACTTTAGCATCGGTATTAATCATATTGAGGTCTCCCTCGTCACCGTCACCATGTATATAACATACTCCACTATACCAACAACCATTATGTAAGTGTGGTGTGTTCCACGCACCTTTATCATTTATGTTTGCCCATGTGTTGTCTATTTTAATTTGGGCTGCATTTGGATTTACTCCAAAGAATGTCTGCACCTCTTCTCTCAATGCAGCTTCAATACATCTTATAATCTTTGCAAAACTTGGATGTTGTTCTATACCATCTTCCGACTGCCAACCAGTATATCTATTTGAAATCTGCCTTCCCTTCGGGTCTCTTTGTCTCCATGCATCCATTTCATTTCTAAGAGAATCGATGTATTCAATTGTAACAGCATCGTTACCATACTTTTCTTTGTCAAGTAAATCTCTTTCAAATATAGCAGTAGGGAATGCTAATCTAACTGTCATCTTGACCATCCCAATTCAAATCAGTTTGTTTCAATTGTTCTTTTTTATAATCCCTTTCCATCTCTACCTCGTCATTTACATCGGGGTTGTGCATAGGACATTCGGGTGGTGGATTATCTTCTTTGAACATCCTTCCCTTTTCATTCCAATATTTAATTCTTCTGTATGCACCAGCCATTCCTTCTATGTGTCTCTTCTCTTCTCTGAGTTCGGGTGACCTATTCCATTCGTCCATGGTCTTGAGTTTCTCACCGTCCTCTCCTACTCTATGTGTAGTTCTTACAGAACGATTCTCTTGCCATGATTTATTATCATAAGTTATATAGGATGCATTCCACACTTCTCTTCTGTAAGGAACGACCTGTACTAGTGGTGTACCCTCTTTGATTACAAAGTCCTTATTCGTTTTAGGATAGAATATAATCTGAGAATTATCCATATTCACATTGAATGTATCTGTATCGATGATTCCCTGCCATGTTGCAAAATGAGTATTCTGAAATAGAAAGGGGTCTAGATATAGACATGAATAGCCTGGTGGTGTAATAATATTCCAAGGAGCTCTCATTTTAAATGCATCTTTAGTGGGTGCATCCTCTTTGGGTAGGTAGGTAAAGTTATGACCACCTTGTGCAGCTGGATGAGTTGGAGAATGAAGGGGATTGTTTGGGTCTGTCATTGACCTACCGTCTTCATTTACCTTTACTTGCATATCTGTTTTTGCACATATGTACCAACCACTCTTTAACCAGTCGTCCATTGCTGGACATGACCTAATAGTTTGAGTCTTATTCCCACGAACCATCTCTTGAACTTTCATGGTCTTCCACCAATCGGGAACAACCTTTTTAGCTAAAACAGGTCTCCATAACTCTGTGGTTCTCTTATCGTAAGTTGTGAATTCAATCGTAGGCATCTTCACCCCATAAAGTTCTTATACTAATTTCGTCTCCTCTTATTACCAAAGAACGTCTATCCATATATCGTGCCTTTGGAGATGGTGCATCTGCACCATGTGGTATTCTTCCGTCAAATATCAACAATCTATTTGGTTTAAAATATATTTCTTGTGTTTGATGATTTTTAATGTGGTCTGCTCTTCCATGGATTCCTTGTTGTGGTTCATCATACAATCGTAAAGACCCACCCCATGAATCATTCCAAAATCTATTTGGATAATATAAGAATGATAGATTCCAATCATCTTCCATATCACAATCTGAATGTGTGGTTCCTTCCAATCCTTGAGTTTGTGAGTTCAATCCAAAGTATTGAAACCTTTCCCACATAAAACCAAAATCAGTTTGTAGCTTTCTATTGAACCATCCCATTAAGTATGTGTCTTTAGGTTCCATACCGTGTTCTATTTCTTGATTCTCTCCTCTGAAAAACCCAGCACCCCAAAAACTATGGTGCGGTAATCCTGTAGGTGAGTTTGAATTCACTTGGTTGGTCTTTGCCCAGTAAGACTTTCGAACTATCTGTTCGTCTATTGCATGATGTAATGTTGGAGATAGATAGTCATCAAGGATATACATATTTTTCAAAGGCATATCTTTGATATGAAAGGGTTCCTTGATGAACTCTAACTCAACATTTTCGAACATTACTTAAGCTCTGGTATCTTCGGGTACGTATGGACTTGGTAGTTCACTCTGATAAGCGTCATAGTCCTTTAAGAAATCTTCTCTAGTTTGTTGGACTTCGTCTACAAGTTGTGCAAGAACACAATTGATTGCGTCTGCATATTCAAGAGCTCTTCTTGCATTGTTTCTATGGGGATGGGATGAACCTTCTCTACCAGCATACATTGCTTCATTCAAGTCTTTGAATCTGTATTGTCTACACTCTTCGTCAACATATTTATCTGTAGTTCTATAGAGACTGTCAACGATTTGACTATTGAGACTATGACCCATAGGTGGTTCACTATTCTCAATGTATTGTTCAATAATTTCACACTCTTCTCTTGAAAGTGCAACTTTTTGTTGTTGGTCAAAGTTTAGACCGTCTTCCCACTTCTCAATCTTTACTTCGATATCATCATAGATGACAACATCATATTCAAAATCAAAAGCAGGTTTGTCGACATTCTCATAGTTGTATTCCAGTCCGTTTGGTTTACGGACAAAAATTGTACCATCACTGTCGTATATAAATGCATTCATAATTATAGTTCCTCGTTACTATTATAACATACTAATCGCCAATTGGCAACTTTCTTTTCACTTTTAAAAAGTCTTCAAGATTATTTATGGTAGAATAATCCATGCCTTTTACCCATGGGCCACCACGAGTATAGTGAATACCACTATAATTATACTTTTCTTCGTGATTATCATACCCTTCCACAAAGATATAGTGTTCGGGTATAGGTGAAATCTTATCAGTCCATTCGAATTGATGTAACTGTTTTCCTGTCCATGTGTTGACAACTTCGGGTGTTAACTTCTTACAGTCTTCATGTCCGTTGTTGAACACCATCATACTAGACCACAGCTTCTTTGGATAATCGATATTAACTTCACCGTCAAACTTGGTTGCATCATGTTCGTATTGTGGGTATTTAATACATGCAACAGCATCGTTTGGGTTTAGATAGTAGAACATAGGTAGTATGCTTTTGTTGAAGATGAAATCATCATCAATGAAGATACTAAACCCTTCATAGTTCTCTAGGTAAGGTATTAGAAATCTACTGTATGTAAATTCAGTACTTTGATTAGCATACTCTCTAGTATACTCGGGAATCTCAGCAATGTCAAGTATCTTGACTTCGGGTTCCCATTTAACTTGGTCGTGCATCCAGCCTTTACCGAATCCACTTTTAATACTTTCTAGGATTGCAAACTTAGAACACTTAGACAAATCTCCATGCCTACTATCATGTCCAATATAAATTGTTAGGGGTTTACCCTTTGCAAGTTCAAAGACTTGTTTGTTGAATGCATGTACTTCTTCTCTGAAATCTAAGTCCATCAATGCAGTATTGTATTCAATACATCCATCAACATACGTAAATGAACAATGATATGCTTTACCTAATCTCGTTAACTTATTATACCACATTTCTAACACATCGTCTAGGCTTGATGGTTCAACTTTCACGACATCAAAATTATCTATTACCATAATTTCCATATCATTATCATTCAATTCTTCAAACACACCACTCCTAATAGAGCCTGGATGTATTCTAAATGTATAAGTTGGTTCTACATTATTACCAGTAATACCATGACTGATAACATATCCTTGAATAGGAGCTCTAAGACCTTCCTCTTGAATACTTTGAATTAACCAATGTGCTTTTGCACCATGATAATACATCGATAGTAATGACCCTTCTGCACTTTGGTCTCTATTTTCAACGGTATCCCAATCGATTAATGTGTCTATATCGACATATCCATCAGCATCTTTCATATCCATACCTGCTACGCCTGGGATAACCTTTCTAGGTTTCTCTGCATAACCTCTTGGTAGGAACTTGTGATAGGTTACTGATTCATTTCTCAAACCATTGAACCCACCAAATCTATTTTCCTTTCTTAGGTATTCAAAGTCTGACCACTTTGCAATTTTTACAGGTGGAAGAATCTCTTTGAATAACCAGTCTAGAATTTTATATGTTTCACTAGTTTTACTAAAGCCTGGTTCTATATTAAATGAACCTAGATGGAAATTACCAATGTGTCTTCTATCTTGGTCTCTTAGTTTGTCCCAATCTTGTGGGATAATTAACTCTTTTGCTTCTTCAAGGGTGCTTATATTTTTCATACTGGTATTTAGAGGATAAAAAAAACCCCTCTTTCGAGGGGTTTGTTCACTGTCGGGTAAGTTCCTATGATGTAATTGGGGTTGCAGGCCACTGTTGTGATACCACTCCATCCCATCTTGCTTCGGGGGTTTGACCCTGTCTTGCATATGTGAATGGACTTCTGTGTTGATACGTAAACGGTGTTTGACCTGTTCTTTGATATGTGAACGGACTTCTATGTTGATACGTAAACGGTGTTTGACCCTGTCTTGCATACGTGAATGGAGACCTGTGCTGATAAGTGAACGGTGTTTGACCTGTTCTCTGATAAGTAAACGGAGTCTGTGCATTACGTATATTAGGTTCTTGAGCAGCTGCAATGTATGGATACGGTTGCTGTGCATTTCTAATATTAGGTTCCTGTGCGCTTACTGGATTCTGATAAGTGAACGGTGACCTGTACTGATATGTAGCAGGTTGACGTGCATTACTAGGATTCTGATAAGTGAACGGACTTCTATATTGATAAGTGAACGGAGTCTGAGCATCCCTAATGTTAGGCTCTTGTGCAGAACGTATATTAGGTTCTTGAGCAGAACGTATATTAGGTTCTTGAGCAGATACAGGGTTCCTATATGTAGATGGAGACCTGTGATTGTACGTAAACGGTGTTTGACTGTTTCTAATATTAGGTTCTTGTTGACTTCTAATATTAGGTTGTTGTGCAGCTCTAATGTTCGGTTCTTGTGCAGATACAGGGTTCCTATAAGTGAAAGGAGACCTGTGCTGATAAGTGAACGGTGTTTGACTATTACGTATATTAGGTTCTTGCTGACTTCTAATGTTAGGTTGCTGTATGTTTCTAATATTAGGTTCTTGAGCAGATACAGGGTTTCTATAAGTGAACGGACTTCTATATTGATAAGTGAACGGAGTCTGTGCAGAACGTATATTAGGTTCTTGTTGACTTCTAATATTAGGCTCTTGTGCAGAACGTATATTAGGTTCTTGACCATTTACAGGACTTCTATATGTAAATGGTGACCTATAGTTGTACGTAAATGGAGACCTATAACTGTATGTAAATGGATTCCTTGCGTTGTTAGGTTGTCTCGCAGACATAGGGTGTCTGTAAGTAAACGGATTCTGAAACGTAAACGGTTGCTGTCCATTCGCTGGATATCTTGCACTATATGTAAATGGTGCTTGGAACGTAAAAGGTTGTTGAGCACTCGCTGGATATCTTGCACTATATGTAAATGGTGCTTGGAACGTAAAAGGTTGTTGAGCACTCGCTGGATATCTGTTTGCATATGTGAACGGATTCTGAGACGCGACAGGTTGCTGTGCGTTCTTAATAGTAGGTTGTTGTCTATTACCTATAGGCACTTTAAAACTCCTGTTAGTTTAATATTATTTCTTGTCATGTTTTTCATCGGCTTATGGCTCACAGAAGTTGCCACCACCCCCAGTAAAGTAGTAGTTGAATGGTGACCTATGACTATATGTAAACGGTGACTGAGAAATAACAGGTTGCCTTGCATTAGCAATGTAAGGTACTCTATAAGTGAATGGGCTTCTTGCACTATTCGGTTGTCTTGCATTAGCAATGTAAGGTACTCTATAAGTGAATGGGTTCCTTGCACTATTCGGTTGTCTAGCATTTGCAATATACGGTACTCTATACGTAAATGGGTTCCTTGCATTATTCGGTTGTCTAGCATTACTTGGTTGTCGATAAGTAAACGGATTTTGGAACGTAAACGGTTGTTGTGCCGAACGTATATTAGGTTGTTGTGCCGAACGTATATTAGGTTGTTGAGCAGATACAGGGTTTCTGTAAGTGAACGGAGACCTATGACTGTATGTATATGGTGACCTATGACTATATGTTAACGGACTTCTATGTTGATACGTAGAAGGTTGTCTTGCATTACGTATATTAGGTTCTTGAGCAGATACAGGACTTCTATATGTAAATGGTGACCTATGTTGATACGTGAATGGTGACCTGTGACTATATGTTAAAGGTGACCTGTGCTGATACGTAGCAGGTTGACGTGCATTTCTAATATTAGGTTCCTGTGCGCTTACAGGACTTCTATATGTAAATGGAGACCTGTGCTGATATGTAAACGGAGACCTATGACTATATGTTAACGGTGACCTATGTTGATACGTAGCAGGTTGTCTTGCATCTCTAATGTTCGGTTCTTGAGCATTCACTGGACTTCTATATGTGAATGGAGACCTATGACTGTACGTAAATGGTGACCTATGATTGTACGTAAATGGACTTCTATGCTGATACGTAGAAGGTTGACGTGCATCTCTAATATTAGGCTCTTGTCCATTCACTGGATTTCTATAAGTGAAAGGTGTTTGACTATTACGTATATTAGGTTCTTGACCATTTACTGGGTTTCTATATGTAAATGGAGACCTATGTTGATAAGTGAACGGTGTTTGTCCCTGTCTTGCATATGTAAACGGACTCCTATGTTGGTACGTAGAAGGTTGTCTTGCATTCGCTATATAAGGATATGGTTGCTGTGCATCCCTTATGTTTGGTTCTTGTGCATTAGCAATATATGGATACGGTTGCTGTGCATCTCTTATGTTTGGTTGTTGTGCATTTGCAATGTATGGATATGGTTGTTGAGCATCCCTTATGTTTGGCTGTTGTCCATTTGCAATGTACGGATATGGAATTTGAGTTGCAGTCTGCCCTGATGCATTGTTCCATCCAGTAGGGGTTTTAATATAGATTTGGTCGACTGCTTTCCATGTGGAAGAACCTGTCTTTACCCATGCACCTTGGGTTGAATTCCAACCTGCTGGTGTTTTGACCTTTTGTGAACCTGTTGCCATTTAATTATCCATTAATAATACTGTTATTTATTAGAATTCTAAACTCCTAGATTAGGAGTAAAGAATCCACATATCACCAACCGCTCCATCTGAACCGCCAGGTGCAGAAGTTGATTGGTAAACATTTCTTGCAGTTCCACCACTGTTAGATGCATTCGTTATTGTTAATGCACCTGTAGATACCGCTGCTGGTGTTACTGATAAAGCACCAGTTGAAGAACCTGTTGCAGTAGTTGTTCCGAATGCAAAACTTGATGCACTGTCGTCCCAACCCATAAACACGTTACTTTCATCACCTCTTTCAATGACAATACCTGCGTCTCCAGCTGGAGCACCAGTTGTCCCTGTTCCTAACTCAATCAAAGAATCTTCGATGGTTGTGTTAGTTGAACTTACTGTTGAAGTGGCACCATTAACTGTTAGGTTACCACTTAATGTTAAGTTTCCAAACGTTACGTTACTTGAAGTTGCAACTGCCTGACCAATACTGAATGCACCACCACTATATGATACACCAGTTCCAGCACTTAAATGAGCTCTTGTCTCAGATGCACTTGGCCCTGTGTAAGTTATTGCACCAGTTGAACTATTATATGAAAGTGAACCATCTCCACCACTGTCTGTTACTGATACTAGACCTCTTACTTCTGCATCTGTTCTCTCTGTGAATGAGAATGCACCAGTTCCACTGTTGTATGATAAATCTCCACCAGCAGATAATAAACCTCTGATATCTGCATCTGATGAACCAGCAAGTGTAAGTGTTCCAGCTGCATCATCATATGTAGAAGTGATGTTTGTTCCACCAACTACTAATCCATTTACGATGTCTTCTACTTGTTCTGTAGATAGTTGAGTGTTAGTTGTTGTGACCGAACCACCCAATGCAACTGATTGACCATCAACTGTTATTGTGCTGTTTGATAATTTTGCGTTTGCAATAGAACCTGCTAACATGGCATTAGTAATACCAAGTGCTTTGACTCTTAATGCATCTGTATTTGTTTCGATTGAACTATCGTCTACTCCGACTGACAGAACACCACTTGAATGTGCAAGACCGTCACCAGCGACTGATGCGTCTAGGTTTAAGGTAACTGCACCAGTTGAACCACCACCACTTAGACCGTCACCTGCTGTAACACCTGTGATGTCCGCTGCGTTTCCGTCAATTGTAAGTGTTCCAGCTGCATCATCATAGGTTGCAGTGATGTTTGTACCACCAACAATTAATGCACCAACTCTGTCATCTACTCTTTCGTTTGTATAGTAAAGGTTTGTATTTTCTGTAATTCCACTAGTGTTTAGTGTGATGTTTGCTGTACCGTCAAAGGAAACACCCGAGATAGTTCTTGCATTTGCAAGTGCAGTAGCAGTTCCTGCTAATCCTGTTGTATCTTGGTTAAGTGTTCCAATTGTAAAGTCTAAAGTGTTATCTGCATCTTGGTAAGCAACTGTAATACCACTTTCTGTATTTGATGATACCATTGCACCAACTGTATCTGCAATATACTCTGAAGATACTGCAAGGTCAACTGCACCGTCACCAGCATCATCGTAAGTTGCTGTAAGACCAGTGTGTGAACCGTTAGTTGCTAATTGAGCACCAACTACATCTTGAACTCTTTCTGAAGTATGATAGAGATTGGTTGTCCCTTCACCTAAGTCATCTGAATCAAATGCACCCATGTTTACTGAGATTGCATCTGCAGCTACTGAGATACCTGTTCCACCACCAATGTTTAATGTTGCAGCTCCACTTGTTGCACCACCAGTTAAACCCGAACCAGCAACTACTGATTCGATGTCACCAGCATCGTTTGTGAAACTGAATACACCAGTTGAACTATTGTATGATATATCACCAGTTGCTGATAGAGCAGCTCTTGCTCTTGCATCTGTAAAGTAAAGGTTACTTGACCCTTCTGTGATTTCGTCTGTGTTGTCTTTTGTTAGAATACTTGCATCAACATAAGCTTTAATTGATTGTTGTGATGCAGCGTGAGATGCACTGTTCGAAGACATATCGTCTTCGTCTTTAAGGTCGATTGCAATGTCATCTGCATTTACAGTAATACCTGTACCAGCACCGATGTTTAATGTTGCATCACCCGAACTTGCAGTACCAGTTAAACCAGCACCAGCATTAACTCCAGTGATATCACCTTGTTGTCCGTTGATTGTAAGTGTTCCAGCAGAGTCGTCATATGATAATGATACACCTGTTCCTGCTGTTAGTAAGGTATTGACTTGGTCATCGATGACCTCTAGAGCTGCAGTTCCGAATGCAGCTGCTACTAAGTCACCCGAACTATCTAGAACATCGTTTGTTCCTACGGATAGACCGTTCTTAAGTATAAAATTCTTTTCACCTGCCATTAGATAGTACCCCCATCAATAACTGCATTTGATAATCTAGTATCGAATGAAGAGTTAAATCTACTTGAAGTAAAGTATTGATTAGTTGAACCTTCTGTGAGGTTATCTGAAGTAAGTAATGATATTGCAGTCGCAGCTAATTTTCCTGCTGAGGAAATAATCTCTGTCGACCCAACTGTCAGACCGTATTCTATTACGAATGTATTTTGTGTTGCCATATATGTGTCCTTTTAGGGTTTACCTCGAGGGGTGATACATTTATTTATCGATTCTGCCCACTCATAAGTAACGTATTTTATACATCTACTAAAATCTTTTTAAATTTATAGACGGTTGAGTTTGTAGAAGCAGAAGTTGCTCTAATTCTTAGAGTTCCTATATTGATATCTACACCAAATGTTGCAAGTTCTGAATTCCCTGTAAGAACTGTACCGTACTGAGACACACTTGCAGTTGTTCCATTATGAACAATTGCTAATTCTGTAAATTGATATACTCCACTTGTTGCATCTGAAATAGATACTTCATACTTTGCACTTCTATATGCAGTAGTAGAGAATGTATCCATACTTGTTTCACTTGTAGATGTTGTGGTAAGTGTACCACCATCTAAACCAGCTGCTGATTGAAATGTTAATGTACCACTACCATTTGTAGTAAGTACTTGACCCGAAGTACCATCCGAGGTTGGATAGTTGATACTTGCACCTGTTAAACTATTTGTTGCAGTCAATGTTGTTGCAACTAAGTCACCAACATGTAAGTCTGCTAATGCATAACCACTTCCACTTAAATTAACAGTAGATGTGGGTTCAACTTCTAAACCATCAAATAATTTCCATGTTGAATCTGAAGCATCTCTGAATAGACCTGTATATTCACTTGCACCCCCTTCTCCACTTAAACCATCATTATAGTTACCATAGATTCCTATGTCTACTGTATCTGCAGTGGTGTTACCACTTGCAAGTTCTATCAATGAATCTGTAACCGATTGAGTTGTAGAATCTATGACTGTGTTAGTTCCATTTACAGTTAGGTCACCAGTGACTACGAGATTTCCACCAATAGATGTATCTCCCGATGTTTGGATGCCTACGTCTGCAAAAAATTTGGATTGAGTTGCCATAGTACTATTTATAGCAAAAAAAAGGGGAACCGAAGTTCCCCTTAAAAGATTTTAATCTTTGTCTATGCGTCTACTGTTGTCCTAATAAATTTAGTAACGGTTGAAGTGGCACTAGCAGGTGTGATTCTCAATCTGAGGTCATCACCACTAATGTCAGCATCAAATGTTGCCAAAGCAGAACCACTTTTTAACGTGCCGTATTGAGTTAGTGTCACATCACTTCCATCATGAACTAACATGATTTCAGTTGAATGAAACTCTCCCGCCGAAGACATTGCAACCACATACCTTGCAGCTCTATGAGTTGCATGGGCAAACGTATCCAAATTAATTTGGGTAGTTGCAGTCGTAGTGGCATCACTACGTGTGGTATTCTTATCGCTCATAGGTTTAGTCGTACTAATCTCATCTGTAGATGTATTATACTGTAAGACACGGATTAATTCTGCTATTTTAAATGCATTAGATTTAGCCATAGTTCAATCCCCCTTAAGAATGTCTAATTTGGAATGTATCAATTGTAGTGTTAGTGTTGGTTGGAGTTACGAGTAATCTCATATTCCCCGAATCAACATCTGCACTCAATGTGAACAAACTTGCTGTTGAATACACATCTCCGTATTGTACGAAGTATGCATTCGAGCCGTTATTAATAAGTAAAACTTCACATGCATGTGTCCCTGCCGAAGCATGAGTTGCATTAATTACATACTTGATGCCCTTAATTGCAACTGCATTTGAAGATAATACTTGGTCTGCTGTGGTCGCAGTTAAAACAGATGCAGTATAATAACCTTGTACAAGGTTAGCTGCTTCTGTAATTGCTACTACTTCTAGCACATCTCCACTTAAAGCATTTGCTTCTAGTGTGATAGTACTACTATTTGTTGCAGCGTAGTCGACACCGCCATCGATTAACTTAACACCATTCAAATAAACTTGTTCCGTACCTGCTGTATAGAGCAACGTATTACTGTTATCATCATTACCTGTGATAACAGTCGTTGTTGAACCAATTGTGTAGGTAAACGTTACAACTCCACTTGATGCTTGAGAAGTGAATGATAGTGCGCCTGAACCATCTGTTTGTAGTACTTGGCCTGAAGTTCCGTCACTAGTAGGAAAGGAGTAGGCATCATTAACAGAAAGAGTTTTAGGGTTAGAACCGATTTCAGTAATCGCTGCTGACCCATCGTTCTTTTCAGTATACATTCTACCATGATAGGTATTAATCGCGACTTCACCTAGTGATAAATCACCAGTAGTCGGGACTGCATTCTGAGTCGAACTTCTTTTAAAATTAATAACTGTTGCCATGTTACTCTCCTAGTATTGATTGATTAGTGAAATATTAATTAAAATGTTCCGCCGTCAATACCAGTGACTGTAACTGCACCCGAAGTTACCGTGAAGTTTGCAGAAGCAAAACTTGCGATACCTTTGTTAGATGTTGTTGCATCTTCACCAGCGACTGTTACTGTTCCGCCAGAGTATGATGCATCCATCCCTTCTCCAGCTGCAACGATAACGACACCAAGGTTAGAACCTGTACCAACTTCTGATGCAATAGTGATAGCACCATCTGCATTAGTTACGTCAATACCTTCACCAGCAGTTAGAGTTGCAAGTTCCATGTCTCCATTAGAACCATTACCAACCATCAACTGTCCAGCTGTTGGAGCTGCACCGTCTAATGAAGTAATTGAACCACTTAATGCAAGACCAGTTGCTTCTAATCCACCGAATACTGCGTCCATTGCTGTTCCACTGAATACAGATGAACTATCTGTTGCAGCTTTTAATGCAGTAAATTTCTGAGTATTTTCGTCCATACCGAAGAAACCAAGTTTAGCAGCTCCATCGTTATATTTGAATTTAATACCACGGTCTAGATTATCATCTGAACTATCTGAACCAATTTCAAACACTGGGTCTGCAATTGATACTGTTGTTGAGTCTACAGTTGTTGTTGTGCCTTGAACTGTTAAGTTTCCAGTAATAGTAGCATTACCTGCAACACTGATATTTGTAGATGTGATGTCATCCGATGTAAGTGTTCCATCAACGTCTACGTTGTTGAAAGTTACGTTAGATGTTGTTGCAACTGCCTGACCAATAGCGAAAGTCGCTGCTTGACCCGATACAGAAGTTGTTACACCAGTTCCACCAGTAAATGTGATTGACTGAGAGTCTAAGTCGACTGCACCAGTTCCACTATCACCAGCAAGGTCTAAGTCCTGTGCTGTTACTTGTGAATCTACATATGCTTTTACAGATTGCTGAGAAGGAACTTTGACTGCAGAGTCAGAAGCCATATTGTCTTCGTCTACTAAGAAGTCGATTTTTCCTACTGTTACATTACTGTCTAGAATCTTAGCAGTTGTAACTTTATCGTTTCCGATTGTTACTGCACCACTAGATGCTAATGTTACGTCACCACTTAATGCTACGTTGTCGAATGAATCACTTCCGTCATGAACAAGAACGTGTCCTGCTGCTGGAGCAGAAATATCTGAATCCGTTGCACCTGCTAGTGTTGATGTTGTTGATAAGAATGATAAGTTACCACTGCCATCTGTACCGATGACTTGGTTAGCAGAACCATCCGCTGTAGGTAGAGTAAAGGTTGTCGAAGCACCTAATGTGTCAGCAGCTTTTAATGCAACGAAGTTCGTTCCATTATCACTGTCTTCCATTAACTGAACACTTGCACCTGCTGAAGCACCGTTACCAACTTTGAAGTTAGATGGTGTTGCAGTTGAACCTGCTAACATATCCGTGTAATACTTACCACCGATGGCTTGTATTAAAGGAGTACTGTTATCAGAATCTACGGATTCAATGTAAAGTTTTGCTCCGGCGCCTGAATTCGACCTATCCTGTACGTACGCTAATTCACCTTCCGAAAGGTCGGAGATAGCTGGTGCAGATACACCTGTACTTCTTTTAATCTGAATTACTGTTGCCATTTTTATTTTCCTTTAAATAAAATTAATTAGTTTATGTCTCTCGTTCACTATCCCGAGAAAAGTTGAGTTCATAATGTAGTCTGTCCACTCACAATGTGGGTCGTTGCCTCACTGTCGACAACCTTGATTTGTACTAGTATTTAGACAATTAAAACGTTCCACCGTCTAGTACGGTAGTCGTTGTCCATTTGTCTGAAGTTGCATCATAAGACAATAATCCATCGTCTGTTTCAGATGCGTTTACGTCTGCAAGTTCATTGATAGATTTTGCAGTGATGTCTGTAGAAGATGCCGAAGTTCCACCCATAGCAACCTGTGTTGCTTTGATGTTTCCACCACCAGTGACTTTACCACCAACGGTTACAACTCTACTTAATGTTCCTCTAATCGCCATATTATCACCTCGTTACACTTGGGGTTACGATGGCCTGTCCTTCTATTACTCTAGTAGTTGTTGAACCACTAGTTACAGTCATATCATATACATAACGACCTGGCTCCAATGCTCCGCTTTGTGTATCAGTTAATGATAATGTTACCTTACCATCGGATGCTGATATTGATGTTGTAAATGTTGCACTTGCACTTGAGGAAGTATAAGTCTTTCTCATTTGTGCAGCTGCAGTATAACCTGTTAAGTTAAGAACATTTCCAGTTGCATCGGTTACATCTACAGTAATACTGAAGTCTGTATGTTGGTCGATGAATATGTTTGCAAGAATAGCCATGTAACTATTTATACCTTTTTAAGTTTGATACTGAGCAGTTGGTACAGATTGGTGTATTTTTCTTGCCGTTCCGTTGTCATTTACGTGAACTTCGTCTAATTTCCTTAAAGTTCCATTGTCATTTATGAACACACCTTTGACCCTTGCATATCTAGGTATGACCCTAGTAGTATTGTAAGTGACTTGATATGTGAACGGACTTCTGTGTTGATATGATACTTGACTACCAGCATTATAGAAGAACGGTGTTTGTGAATTTCTAATATTAGGCTCTTGACCTTGCACTGGATTCTGATAAGTGAAAGGTGACCTATGCTGATATGTAAACGGTGTCTGACCCGCTGCAATATATGGATACGGTAATTGTCTGTTTCTAATGTTAGGCTCTTGACCACTTGCAATATAAGGATATTGTATATCCGTATTGGCATTCACTGGTGTTCGTCCTGTTCTCTGATATGTGAATGGACTTCTATATTGATACGTAAACGGTGTTTGACCTTGTCTAGCATATGTGAATGGAGTCTGACTTTCCTTAACAACATTTGTTTGTGCATTAGAAGGATTACGATACGTATACGGTGATTGATGCTGATATGATACTTGTCTTATTGCCTGTCTTGCATAGGTAAACGGTGACCTATGGTTATATGTAAGTGGTGACCTATGTTGATAAGTCGCTGGTTGCCTTGCATTACTAGGATTCCTGTAAGTGGATGGAGACCTAAAGTTGTAAGTAAATGGTGTCTGACTGTTACGTATATTAGGCTCTTGCTGATTTCTAATATTAGGTTGTTGTATGTTTCTAATATTAGGTTCTTGAGCATTCACTGGACTTCTATATGTGAATGGAGACCTAAAGTTGTAAGTAAATGGTGTCTGACTATTACGTATATTAGGTTCTTGACCATTTACAGGGTTTCTGTAAGTGAATGGAGACTGATGCTGATATGTAGCAGGTTGACGTGCATTACTAGGATTCCTGTAAGTGAATGGAGACTGGTGCTGATAAGTAAAAGGCGTTTGCCCTTGTCTTGCATATGTTCCTGGCTGTCTTGCATCCCTTATGTTTGGTTGTTGTGCATTTGCAATGTATGGATACGGTTGTTGTGCGTTCTCAATAGAAGGCATCCTATATCCTACAATTATAGGGTTACGATATGCGTATGGTTGTTGTCCTGTTGCCATTACTGGAAGCCTCCACCACCACCGCCACCAGTGTTGAATGCGCTTGGTCTAACTGTCCCAGCACTATAACTAGTGTATAATGATGTTTGTCCTGTCTTGGATACTTTTACGGTAAATACGACACCTGTACTCTGTACCGATGCTTCTGATTCGCCCTGATTACCCACAGATGCTCTCCATTTGAATTCTACCAAATTTGACGTAGAAGACCCATTCCATATATTATAATATGTATCTTTTGCTTTGTAACTACCTGTAGAAGTGCTCCATTGATGAGGAGCAAAACTGATACCCAGCTCGTTCAAGTTGGAGTCTCCAGTAGAATTCCATTTTGCTTCCCATGACCACGTACTGTCAATTCCACTTGGGGAATGATGGTTTATAGTATCTTCGTATACAGGGAAGAACTTGGTGGCTGGTTGGAAAGTTCCCGCCCATTCTACATCAACATCAGCTGATGTTGTTCCACCATAAGTGAATCTAAAAAATGCTGTAGCACTATTAGCCGTAGTACCGAAAGAACTAACAGCCTTATCCCATGCTCTATTTGTAGAGATTGGAAAAGCAGGAGAACCCACAGTATATTGAGCTTGAGCGCCTGGGCCCCAAGTTGTAGTTGGTGCTGGATTCGAATCATCCCCATCGATACCATCAAATATGTAAGGTCTCTGAGCAATCAAAGGTTGTTGTGAAGATGTATTTGCTGGTGTTTGCACAGCATAAGTAAATGGTGTTCGTCCTTGCCTTGCATATGTGAATGGACTTCTATATTGATACGTAAATGGTGTTTGTGAATTTGCAATGTATGGATACGGTTGCTGGGCACTTCTAATATTAGGTTGTTGTCCATTCACTGGATTCTGATATGTGAATGGTGTCTGACTATTACGTATATTAGGCTCTTGACCATTACTAGGATTCTGATAAGTGAATGGAGACTGATGCTGATATTCAGCAGGCTGTCTTGCGTTTCTAATATTAGGTTCTTGTGCGCTTACAGGATTTCTATATGTGAATGGTGACCTATGTTGATACGTGAATGGAGACCTAAAGTTGTAAGTAAGTGGAGACTGATGCTGATATGTAGCAGGCTGTCTTGCATCTCTAATATTAGGTTCTTGTGCATTCACTGGGTTTCTATATGTGAATGGTGTTTGACTATTACGTATATTAGGTTCTTGTTGATTCTTAATAGTAGGTTGTTGTCCAGCTGCAATGTATGGATACGGTTGCTGTGCATCTCTAATATTTGGTTCTTGTGCATTTACAGGATTTTGATATGTAAATGGACTAGGGTGCTGATAGAATCCAGGCTGTCTTGCTTGTGCAATATATGGATAAGGTTGTTGTGCATCCCTACCATTTGGTTGTTGTGCTACTGCAATATATGGGTATGGTTGTTGATGTTGATATATTGCTGGTTGTTGACCTTGTCTTGCATATGTGAATGGACTTCTATGCTGATAAGTTGTTGGGGTCTGACCTTGTCTTGTATAAGTGAAAGGTTGACGTGCATCCCTAACGTTAGGTTGCTGTGCGCTTACAGGAGTATTGTATATGAATGGAGACCTGTATTGGTATGTTGATGGTTGACGTGCTTGTGCTGGTGACTGTACAGCAACCTGTCTAATGTTTGGTTGTTGAGCATTTACAGGAACACGAGCAATGTAAGGTTGCTGTATCTCCGTTGCTATATTTACAAAAGTTTCTTCAGACATATCATATCACAAACCATAAGTGTCCAACATCGGTACTCCCTACGGAAGTGGGTGCGTTTGACACTATTTCATAATCCAACATAATTTTGTCTGATACTCCACTGCCTGAATTTTTCAATCCATCGCCTGGGTCTGTAGAGAATGTCAAACTGTTTCCATCTCCAGTGTATGTTTCGGTAATACCTGTACCGCCAACTGTTAAGTCTGCAACATCATTATCCCCATATTGAGGAGCTGCAGTAAGAATAATTTTATCATTTGAATCTTCATATGATGCAGTTATGTTTGAGTGACCATTGTGGTCTAGTAATCCTTTAACTCTGTCTTGTGCGTATTCTTGGAAAGTTGTACCATTGAATGTTAAGTCACCATCAATGTCAACATCCCCACCAAAGGAAACGGTACCACTAATGTCTGCATTTCCGTTGATATCAAGTGAACCACCTTCTATCTCTCCAGTTGCAGTAATGTTTCTAAATCCACTGATATCTTTTGATGAATCAACTGCAACTACGTTACTAGCAGTAACACTTCCTAGTGTAGTTCCGTCAAGATAGTTAATCTCTGTAGTGGTTAAAGTTGCACCGTCTAGTATCTCTAGTTCAGTCTCATTTACTCTTGCACTTCCGATTATGAATTCACTACCAGCAGTAATATCTGCTGTTGCAGTAATGTTTCTGAATCCACCAATATCTTTATTTGAATCTACTGCAACTGCTTTACTAGCAATTACAGTTCCGTTTGTTAGGTCATCGATTTTTTCTAAATCTGTTTCATCTATTCTTGCACTTCCGATTACGAATTCACTTCCAGCAATTATGTCTGTAGATGAAGTAATGTCTCCACCAGCTTGAACTGTTGAAGTTAGAACTGCAGTCGTACCACTTAGGTTACCGTTAAATATTGTTGAGGTGATAGCACTAAAACCTGTACCCACACCGCCTGTAATCGTTGCTGTTGAATCGGTAAAGGTTGGTGCAGTGATTGTATGTCCAGTGTCTACTGTAAAGTTTCCATCATGCAAAGTTTGACCATACATTGCAATTGTGTTTCCACCACTAAGAGCTGTTACCCTGTTGGCTGCATCTGCATAATTACCATTGATAATAACACCACTATCGTTGTTATTATAAATTGTATTTGCAGCTGTCTCTGTAAAGAACCCAATTGATTGAGCACCAATTGTAGATGTTCCTAAGTATGAACCTGTGAATGAGTAGACAACAAGTTTATCACCTGCTGTTGCACCACTTGTTAGAGATAGTTTGAAATAAATGTTTCCAGTAACAGCAGATATAGAATAATCAGCACCCTCTAATAATAGAGTAGAATTTTTGAATACTTGGAATCTATCCTTTCTTAATCTAAGTGTGTTGTTAAAATCATCAACTTGCATTGATGTACCCAAACCAAATTCTGTTTGTCCACTGGTACATGTGTAGATTAACTCTTGGAAGAAGAATGATTTATCTTCTAAACTATTCAGAGCATCAATAACTGTTTCTTGATTCTCTGTTCTTAGGCCAGAGATATCACCAACATTAACTGCTAGTTCATTGTACTTTTGTCTAAACTCTTCAATAGTTGAGTATGTGTCTACTGTTTTTGCCATTACGTCCTATCCAATAATTGTTGAAGCATACTTTTCATTTCTGATACTTCACTCTTAAGTGTGTCTATCTCGTTCCTTTGTGCTAGAAACCGTTGTTTCCTAACCATATGTAATCTATACTGTTCTACATCTGTATTTATAATAGCATGAGAACTTTCGTCTCTATAAAGATTGGATTGTCCTTCGACTTTAATACCCATCTTATGCAAGTGCCATACATCTTAGTGCAGTTACCGCTGGTACTATAGATGTACTTGTTCCTTGACCTACTATTTTAACTACGAATCCACTAAATTCGGGTAAATCATTTGCAGTAAACTCATATTCTTTAAAGTTTCTTGCATCTTCTGCTGTTGAAACATCGGGTGAACCATCTGTATTGAAGTATTCAAAACCTACATCATCTAGTAGAGTTTCTTCATCATTCTTGATGATTTTATACATAAATTTAACTTCAGATGTTGGTGGTCTAAAGACATCTGCAATAACTTTTAAGGATGTTGCTGGAGTCTTAAGGTTAACCTTTCTTGTTACATAGACCATTGCATTTGAATCACCCTCTGACTCTGTTGATGGTACGAATGGTGTACCAGCTGGTAGAGAAGTTGTTGTACCATTGTTCTTAGTACTAGTTGCACTGTCTATATTATTAATTCTGTTTCCTGTACCTAGACAACCCGCTGCTTGAACATCAATCATAGGTGATATGTTAGGGTTGAATGACATTAACTGTAACTGTAAGTTGAATGATTTCTGTGATGACATCTCTGAAGCTTCGTTTTCGGGTGAAGCTACGATTGATGGTGAACCAAAGAATACGTTATCGTTCATTGTTACAAATCTATTTGCAGTTCTTCTTTGATATACATTTCCGTCAATAATTCCTTCGGGTGAATACATCGGTGTTGTAAGAACGTTTGCACTAATGATTGTTCCTTTCAATTGTACTGAAGGAATCATTGTGTGTAATGAGTCAAAGTAGTAGTTTCTTGTTGATGTTGCATTAGCACCACCACCTACTGTAGTCTCGAACACGTAGTTACTTGATAAATCATACGCTGAAAGAGAAGGTGCAAGTCTAAATGAGTCTATTCCTCTATCAGAAATAGTACTATGTGTTGCATTGATAAGAGATATAGGACAACCACCTAATGTGTCTTCGACTGCTCCTAATACCACACTTACATCTGCATTCGAACTACCAATATTTGTAATTGTAATGTTATCAGCTGCAGTATAACCTTGTCCACATTTGAGAATGTTTACATCTGTAATTGCACCACTTGATATGATGACTTCACACTTGATTCCACTACCTGTTCCACCACTATGGGTATCACCTGTACAGTCGATTGTTCCATCTGCTGGTAGTGTATCACCACCAATCTGTGAGAAACTTGTAATGTTTACTGCAGAATTCTGTTTATCTCCAGTGATTCCTGCTAGTGTCACATTATCTCTGTTAAATGTGTCATCATAGAGACCATGGAAGTAAGAATATACTTTCACTTTATTGTTTGCAAAAGTTTCGATTGGATTAACCTGTAGGTTTGCAGCTGGAAGAGCATCATTTTCGAAATGTACACTACCAACCTTATCAATCTGATATTTTGCAGCCTTCAAGTTAAACTTAAGGTCATCTGTTTGTTCTGCAGTCCATGTAGATGCGTTCTGTGATAAGAACAATGAACCAGCATATGGTTGACCACTAATAGTTTCTGCAGTTGTTAAATCTGTTTCTCCCATTCTTGAGATATATGCTTCGTATTCATTTGAGTTTGAGTAAACTACAAAACAGTATTCAGTATCTTCGTTCAAATGAACCATAGAATCGAATGTGAATGTAGTTTTCACTGAACCATCTGCAGATACATTAATATCATCGGGATTTTTAGTAACATCTGAGAATGGTAGTACTAACTGGCCTGGATATCCATTAACCATGTTTCTGATTTGTACTGAACAAGGCATGAAAGTGTCTTTCTTTGCAAAGTATAAATCTATTGAGGTTAAATCTAATCCACCTACAGTGTCAACCAAGAATGATTGAGCAAGTGGGTCTCCCCATCCTCTTGGGTTACCACCATTCAAGACTTGAATCATAGGTCTTTCTAGCTGCAACTCAGGCATCTCTCTTCTATCTTGGATGACCATTACTTGTGGCACGTGTGGTGGAGTTGGGAATGTTAATACTGGTGGTACAAACACAATCTCGGGTATAATGTTTGGAATTTCCACGATTATTTCTTGAATCGAGATAGGTGGTATTATATCCACTTCAGCGGGCAATGGGCCAGGTATTGGTGTTACTGGGGGTGGTTCTGGCGGATTGTTATCCACTGGAACCTCGTTAACTGGTCTTGGCGGTAAATCGGGTGCAGTTGTATCATGTATCTCTGAGTTTAACCTTTCACCTCTTCTTGAGAAGTCCCTTTGCATTGAACGGTCTTCTCTAATTACTCTTGCATTTCTTGTAGAGATAATTTCTGTTTGAGAAGCTTGTAATATACCTTGAGCAGTATATAATGTAGTTCCCTGTGAAGCAGGGTTAGGCATATTATATAAACTTGAAGTAATTCTTAATTCTCTTGACCCTGTTGGGAATCTTTGAACTGCAGTATTAGGCAATTCGAAATATGCTCTTAGTCTTCCATTACCATCTGTTTTACAATGTGAAGCAACTGTAGTGCCACTATCTTGTGAATAGTTTGCATTGTAAGGTCTTACATATTTGTTTACTATGATGTTATCAAAGTAGAAGTAATGGTTTGAATTTGGTTTTAAGTTTGTTGCATCAATTTCAATAGTCTTTGCACGAATAAATGGTATCAAAGACATTGATACTATTCTGTCATTTCTTGTTTCTACTAAATCTTCAACAACTGTAGTTGTTACACCAGTCCTTGTTTGGATTTCGGGTGTGTCTGTAATCTCTCTAGTAATTTGTAAACCAGCAACCCATTGTCCACCTTGTAGTGGGTCTCCACTCCATGAACCGTTAGAGGTTGCTTGTACTTCTGAAGATGTTGTAGTAGGTTCACCAACCCATGTTGTTTGCCATGAGTTCCAAACTGTTCCTAATGCGTTTGCGTTTTCAGCTAGAACTGCATCAAAGTTACCCTCTCTGTTTATTGAAACATCGGGTAGTCTTTCGGTGTCTTGCCAAATATCTGTATCGGGTGATAGTTTAACATTACCGATAAATGCAAACACGTGATAAGGGTTAACATTGATTGAACGAGACGCTTTGTTTTGGTTAACATAACTAACTTCGTCATATGGTAAAGTGATTATATCACCAGTCTTTTGATAGTTAGATGATGCACCTTCGTTCTGTGTAACACCAAAGAATTGTGTAAATGCTTTGGGTCTTAACATACCCATTGCAGTATCGATAGCACAGTTATAGTCGGGATGGTTTACATCACCAATCTTATGACCTCTAAAGTTATCTACTAAGAAGCCTGACTTATATCTGTCAAAACCGTCTGCATCTAAAATTTGTTTTGTTTGTGTATCTTTTTCTAATAGAGAAAGAGATGTAATTCTTTCAAGGTTGGTAACCCTGTTTTGTATCTTACCGATATCCTTCATGGTATATCGTCTATGGTCAAAACTTCTTACTCGTACATCTGATAGTTTATTAGTGTAAGCAGGAATTGATAATTCAAACAACTGAATACAATCGTCTAACCCTGTTGGTTTAGTTGGTGATAAAGCTGGTGTTCCTTGAGATATTTCAAACTTACCTTTTTTGTGTAAGAAGATTTTATCGATTCTTCCAACATAGAATGAGATGTCACCTTTAAGAGATGTTCCACTAACAGGAACGTCCACTGCGTTAGCATTTGTTTCGGAGATACCAGCTCTTGCACCTAAGAAAGAACGACCACTCTCATAACCAAATGGTGCATACACTGCTCCACTAGTGGAGTTTGATATGTCAACTGGACTTGATGGGTCTTGTGAATTGTTTGTTCCAAAAGTGGTACTACCAATAATCTGACCTACCACTGGTCTAAAGTCAAGACAATCTGAAAGTTCAAATGTTCCATCGGGTTCTAAACCACCCAAGTCTACTTTGTTTGGAGAGTAAACTGGAATCTGAGAATAATCGATTGCTGAATATGAGGATACATCAAAGAAGTCACCACCACCCGATACTCTGAAGTAATCGAACAATACCATGATTGGGCCGTTAGGTGTTGGTTGCCCAGGCTTAAGTGTTAATTTAGATAGGTCATAAAACCCATCTCTTTGACCATTGTCAAAGAAGTATCTATCTTTAATGTCGGGTGAACCTTGACTAATAGTTGCACCTAAAACTCCAACTGCAATAGATGTCTGTCCTACTACTGTTTCACCACCAACGAATGTTGCACCGTCTTTAGATGTGTAATACCAATATGATGCATTACCACCACCGTTGTTAATGAGTATTGCTCTTGCGCCTGATGTTTGTCCTATGAGTTCTTCATAATTAACAAACGTACCACTTGATGTGGTAATAACACCGTTAGGTGTGATTGGTGTTCCGTCAACACCTTCGTATACTGCAATAATCTTATGTACGTCTGCAACACCTAATGTGATATCTTTATCATCGTATGCAGTTCCATAGAAACCGTTTGAACTTCTAGGACTTCCTACTTTAAGACATCTTGCTTGTGCTAAAGATTTGCCTCTTGCAGTCGGGTCTGAAATTGTAACTGTGTAAGTTATATCAATAACTGCATTGTTATTTGATGATGCAACGGTGCATGCCAATGTTTCTGTTGAACCCGAAGTAGTCACATTTGGACTCAAGTCTTCGATGTTTAGTACATCACCAGCTGCATAACCACCTGCTGGTTCTCTTACTGAGATTGCAAAATTGTCTGTGTTTCTTGCACCGAATGTTTCTCCAGCATTAGTAGTGATACTGAAACCACCACTGGAAACTAATTTAGTGACCTGTCTTCTTACTGTAACAAAATCTGGGCTGTGTGTTTTAACCCAATCTCTTGGCCATGCATGGATGTTTGCAGTTTGGTTTTGGTCAACCAGTTTTGCACGTCTTCGAACTGCATTACCACTGTATGATGAAGAACCATCCGCGGTCAAAGTTAAACTTGTTTCTGATTGTACTGAAGCAATGACTCTAACATTACCTGCTTGGTCTAATAGTTGGTCACCTTCTTTTAATTCTTTTATGAACTGAGTTGCAAAACCTGTAACGGTAGCGGAGTCCGAGGCCATTGTAATTGTTCCAGCTAGAACTTGGTCTGCATCTAAGAAGACATCTGCAGTAAAGATTTCTCTACCAGCAACGTTTGGTAACTGGGCAACTGACCTTGCACGGTCAATATTATATGCTCTAACTGCAGAACAACTTGTAAGTGTTGCATTTGAACCCGAACCAACTGCTGAGATATTATCAGAAGTTGAGAATGCACCCTGTACATCATGAACAAAAAGATTACTTCCCTCGACATGGTGAACAATAGCAGTTGTACCAGTTGCACTACCAGTGACTTTATCACCTGTTACGAATGTGTTTGCAATCGTACCAGTAAGTTTGGTGAACATCTTGATATCAAACATATACATATTGAATAATGCATCTGTACCATAGACATCACTTGTGTCTACACCACTGACATGGTCTACGTTTCTAACTCTTGCAGTACCAATATTTCCTGTTGAGGAGTTTAAGTTTAAAGCATCTGTGTCTGATATACCTAAAGTTGATTTTAATCCATCATACAATAGTACTGGATTGTGTGGGTCAATAGTATCCTGTCCAGTTTCATTACCGAACTCGGGTAGACCATGAGTATTATATACTCGTAATTTGTTTCCTAATCTAATAGGTGCTGATACATTATTTAATGTTTCTGTTGTTCTTGCTTTGTTTATGGAGAGAGTTGTTGTACCAACTTTATCGATTTCATATCCTCTTACATATGCCTTACCTGGCGATACCATGAATACAAACCTATTTGCATCTCCACCATTTGCAGCTGCATAGAAACCTAAGTTATCACCTGTGTCTAAGTGTTCTCTTGAAGAAGCAGTAAATTGATTTACAACGAAGTCACCATTTGCTTCAAAGGTTCTTCTTGCAAGAGTGTTTTCTATCTCTGCATATTTTGTTTTATCAATCTTAAGTGTTATGACACCTTTGTTCACTCTTGTCAATTCAACAAAGGATGTACCTAATATTGAATCTAGTTTATGTTTACCTAGTACTAGGTTAAATTGTAATCTATCTGCACCACCAGCGTTCTCATTTGAAGAACCCGCTGCATTGTCTAATAATGTACCGTCTGCAGATGAAGTCACCAATGTTTCGGTGATATCTAGACCTACTCTATAAGATGGTGCTCCATTGTATTTTTCTAGTAGGATAATTTGTTTATCAACCTTAGTGAAGAATCCTCTTACAAATACTACACCTTCAGATATTTCTGCAAGTGATGCTCTACCTACTGGTGATTCTGAGGTTGGTTGAATTTCGAAATCGTTTTGTGAAGCTGAATCTGCAGATACCGTACCACTTGAATCGTATCCTACCAACTCCAATGTTTCGGATGCTTGGAATAAGAAATCGTTAGTGGCTGTTGTACCTTGTTGAACTGGTCTAACAAATAGAGTTAATTTATCTGCAGATGTTTCTGCAGTTGATGTTACTACCTTTGCTACAACACCACTAGTTTGACCTCTGACATACTTTCCATGAAATGATTCTCTATAAGTTTCTACTGCAGTATTACCACTTGGATTAGGGTTTGCAGCTTTAACTTTGACATAGTAAACATCCATATCGATGTTTGCTTGTGCGCCTTGGATGATAGTCCCTTCTTCAAAGAAGTGGTCTCCAAGTCTAGAGATTTGGTTTTGTAGGATTGACTGAGACTGTGTTAATTCCCTTGCTTGTAAAGGACGGCCTGCTCTATAAAGAACTTTATGAAATTTCTTATCTTCGGAATAGTCGTCATAATAAGGTGATATATTTAAGTCTGTCTTCTCTGCCATAGTCTTTTAGCCTTGGTATAAAATGTAAAGGGGGATTGCTCCCCAGTATTACATTTCAATAATTAATTTAATATCTTCGATTTGGTCTGCAGCTCTTGAAACAGCACCACGATTCTCTATGTACATGATGTTGCCTGAGTAATGTTCAACCTCGGGGTGAGCAGCGTTAACTGAAGACACCGTACCAATGTTTGAACCACCCTTGTAGACTACGTCTGCTTGAGCAAAGTTTGCATAACCACCTTCACTGTTTGCTACAGGTATGTGAGATATAACTGTTCCGTTTATAGAAACGATTCTAGAAACTGCTACTCCAACTCCGTCTGTAGATGCATCCATGATTATATCATCGGGTGATAAACCACTTGCACTTGACAAAGTCATTTGTGAGTATGCTGTCATAGAAGAGTCTGAACCAATAGTTGTTGTACCATTTTTGAATGGGTCTTGTACTAGGCCGATTCTTCTGAAATCGTTATCTGTTGGGAAGTCTCCATCACCTTCACCAAACTCAAATCTAGAGTTGATGATAATGTAGTTTCCACCTAGTTCTTCTACTGGGTCTGCACCATGTCCTATGATTGGTGAAAGGATAACTTTAATAGCTGCACCAGTTCCGCCTGGCACTGCAGCTGCAATGTCTACACTCGCACGTCTGTAACCAGAGCCTGGAGTTGTAACTGTTACGTGTGTGATAACACCACTTGATACGTGGATTGAACAAACACCACCTGTACCATCTCCATCGATTGCAACGTTTTCGTATGTACCATCTCCGTTTGTGTATCCACTTCCGCCTGCAGTTACTACTGCATGATAGATTGCTCCATCTACTGCATCATTTTCTACGTCCCATTGTGCAGTACTATCGTTTGTTGCAACGGTTCCTAAACCACCGTTATTGCCTGTTCCAAAGATTTCTGTTTGAGCACCGATTGTTTTAACTGGGATAAAGTCGTTAGTTACGAATTTGATTACGTCTGAAGCTGAGATTGAATACATGTATTTCCATTTGTATCCTCTACCTGTTCCCGCTCCTGTATCTGCAGTTTCGATAATTGCAGTTGATGATGTACCACTAGGTGCTACAGTAGAGGCAACGACAGCACCGCCTGAACTTCTACCTGTTCTGATACATTTGTACACGTTATAGTCTTCTGTCATCACATAAAATCTAGAATCGTAAACGTTTGATGCACTAGTTGCTGTTGAGTTGTTCCCAACTGAACCTACATCGTGTTGATATTCGTCATAAGTTGTGTTTGCAGTCCAGTTATATCTAACTAGTCCATGAGTTACATCGCCAGTAGGCACTTTCTTTAGTGCAATCATGTCTGACCATGCGTCCAACTCTTCACCAACTGAGTTTGTTGGGTCTGTAGGAACTGCATCATTCGGCCATGCAAATGACCTTCCTATGAATATATAAGTTGAAGAGGAAGTTTCTGCTGATGAGAAGTCCTCTTTAAATTGTTTCGCATTATGTGTACGAAACTTCTCTGTTATTATTGCTGCCATTTTTATTTCTCTCCCGAAATTATATAATACTATTTATAACACTAACCCGACTTAACATAAGCGGAATAGGTCAAATTTGTTCTTTTATTTGCAAAACTCTTCTCATATTCATCTGAATATCTATTTGGGAAGTAGTTGTCAAAGGATGATATTCTCAGTCCTTCATATTTAGGTGTTTCCACCATTACGTTTCCATGCCCATCTTCTAATAATATATCATCGCCATCAGTTTCATCTTTTAGGTAATATGATATGTCATATGATTGTTGACTTGATAACATATTTAGTCTTCTCAAAGTTGTTCCGAATCCATAACTTGCATTTGCTCTTGCATAGTCTTGAGTTCGTTCTGTCACAAAGTACTCCTCTTCTCTTGAGATGGTTGCATCTTCCAAGAACATGATGTCTCCGTTTTCATATTGAATGAAGTCTCCTTCCTCTGCAGCTGTATTCTGTGCATGGGTAGGTTCCATTCTCATGAAGTTATCAATCTGTTCTTGTACAATCTTGTCTCCAGTTTCCAATACTAACGTTTCTTCGTTTAGTGTTTGGATTGTGGTTTGTACTTTTCCATCTAAAGAAGTTCTTGTTGGTAAAGATATAAGATTTGGTGGTGTTGATTGGTCATAAACAGCACTGTTCATATTACCACCGATGCCAGATATCTCTACATTAGTTCCATAAGTATCTGTTGGGTATAAAGATAATACCGTATCAAATGATGGAACACTTTTTGCTACTCTTCCACCCATACCACTGTGAAGTGTACAATAGTAGTATAGAGTGTCGGGTGTTGAACCATCAACAATCAAATGAGTCATGTTATATAAATCAGCTGAATTGTTGTGGGTGTAGTTTATAACACCAGTTGTATAAATGGTACCACCACCATGAGTTCCGTCTGGCGTTGTTGAGAACTTAAGTATATGTGTTTTTGGAACTGTAAAGTAGTAGTTGTATCCTTGTTTGATTTGAATTGCACCTGCCTCATCGGCTAAGTCCATTTTAAATTTACCACCACTGACTGTAACATTTACATGAGCGTGTTTAGGATTGGTATCAGTTCTTGTTGTTTTTCTTTGTAGTGGTTCAGACTTAGAAACAATTTTAAAAATGTTTACGTGTCTAGCCTGTAATCTAGAATGATGCAATATGGATGATGCATCTAATACACCATCTGACTCTGGCGAACCAGCATCATTGTAATGTATGATTGGATTATTAACTCTTGGTGGTGCAATGAATCTTGCATCCGTAACTTTACTCTCGGGTCTCGCTAATTCGTTAATAACTTTAAACCCATCTTCTAACAGAATGCTATTGTTTTCATATAGTTTACCGTCTTCTTGTGTTTCAAGAACCAAGTAATCTGTAAGATAAGTTTGTAATTCCTTAAGTGTTTGTTTAGAGAAATGTGCAAAATTATCTCTAGAGTTTTCATTCTCCAATAGATGTATGTTTGATACTGAATACAACTCATGGTCGGGTGCAAGACCATCTTCTAAGGCTAAGTGGTCTTCACTATTTCTATCTGAAGTTTCCAACAATACATTGTCTGTTGGATGTAATTGCATAACAACCATGGGTACGAATGTAGTTGATATAATACCCATTCTGTTTTCGAGGTTGAGGTCTTCCTCTGAGAAACGACCTTGAGGTACATCTGTACTTTTAACAGTTTTATGGATTGCAACTTCACCAAAGAATATATGACCAGCTGGATGTAGTAAATCTTTAACTACACTTCTCCATTTGTTAATGGATTCACCAACTCTAACTATGTAAGAATGAGATTGGTATCTGTGACTGTCATGTATATTGGCTGCAGTTGTGTCTAACCAAGATTTGTCCCCAACAAAATGTTCTTGTATAAGACCTTCTCCACCAAAACTACCACGACCATTGTAAGGGTCATCGAACATAACTTTGAATGAGTCTTCATTAGCATATGCAACTCTTTCATCCTGTAGGAAAGAACCTTTTAAATTTGTATACTTAAGAACGTGTCTGTCTTGGTCATAACTAAGAACGTCTGCAGTTGCACCCGAAATATCACCAACAATTTTTTCTCCTTGGTTTAGGGATGATGTTGGGGTTGTAATCATCATCGGGAAAGTTGATGTAGGACTTGCTACTGCATCTGAGGTGAATCTATTACCTTGGTCTAGTATGTTTAACTTTTCAATAGCACCAATGGTTGATGAGTATGCAAATAATGTCGCACCATTACCTGTTGCAACATTCTGATTTCTAATAATGGTACTTTGGTTAGATAGCTGACTCGTGATAGGAGCTCCATCTTTAAACACACCTGTATGTGTACTATCTCTGAGGATAGTTAATCTATTTTTCTGTACGTCTACTTCTAGTACTTTACCTGTTGCAGTTGTCTCAAAGTTTTCTACTTGAGTTATTAATTCACCCTCAACAAATTGACTTACATCATCAAGGAATATGTAACCGCCTGGATATACTTTTGGAAGAGTGTGATAACCTGCGCCTGGGTCTGAAATTATAACTTCTCTGATTCTTCCATCTTCAGAGTTATAGTTTATTGCTCTGCCATCTTCATATACTATTCTATAGTATTCGATGACAATCTCTACAACATCACCAGCACTACAAGGTTCTTCAAATACTACTCTATCATTTTTGTGAGAGTAGTCATGTTTTGTATGTGATGTATTTGCTGTTTTTTCTATACCATTCTTAAATACTGTAATGGAGTTATCGTTAAAGAACAAACTCTTACCATGGATGTCATCACCATTGAAAAGTGTTTGACCAGCTGTTGCAATGTATTCGTATTGACCAAATGTCTCATGGTTTTCTTGAATGACTTCGTCACCCACTGAACCTATGATACCAGCTGCACCCGAACCACCTGTGGCAGTGTTGTCAAAGACAACCATCTCTCCACCTTCGTAATTTGTTCCACCCAAATCAATGAATATCCTTTCAACTCCACCAAGTGATAAACCACTTACGTTAGTTTGACATTCTACTGAATCTAGGTTATCCTTTGCACCGAGGAAATTAATTGTGTCAGCATTGCTATACATGGAACCAGCATTACCACCTTCAAGTAGTATACCACCACCATCTTCCCACAATAGGTCAAAATCTACAGGTTCTTTTAGAATGAACCCACCATCTTCTAGTAATGTAGAATCCCCTGTTTCAGATAGCATCTTACCATCTTCTGAGTCTACACCGACATATGTTGAAGATGCATCATGGTTTATAGAATGTATTAAACCTTGAAGGGTTGCAGTTTCTATGGTAACCCCATCTCTGTCAACTAGGTCTACTTCAGCACCAGCAGTAAAGGTTCCTTTGTGATTGTCTGTAATTTCTAATGAGTATTCATCGTTATTGATGTCAAGAACATATACAGATTCAATAACTGATTCGGCTTGAATTGCAGTCTTAGTTGAATCTCTATACTCTACAATCTTGTCTGTTGCAACTGGAACTCGACCTTGTATGGTCATCTTAACATTTACTCTTCTTTCTTGAGAGTAATCTGAATCAGATGCAAATATAGTTTCGTTATAAGGGTATCGCACCTCTGCATCGTCCCCATATAGAAGTCTCATTAAGAACTTTAATGAATCTTCCGTACCCTTTTGTTGATATAGGTCTTTGATGTTTTTGATTGTAAGTCTCTTGTTCATTGTGAGACCCAAATCGAAAGATGGTGCTAAATCTGTTTGGAAGTAGTTTAAAAAATCTTCCGTTGTATGGTCGATATCAGAATAGTCTAATAGTCGATTGTTTGCGAGAATTGTATTTTCTTTATATGAAGTAACGGAAGTTTCTCGTCCACCTTCTCGTCCTTTAATGATTTCGCCTTTGGCAAAACCTGTTCCCGATATTGTTTGTAGGTATAATGTATTACCATTGATGACTACTATCTTAGATACAGTCTTACTAGTATTACCTACAATGTATTCTCCAACTTTGTATGGAGATAAAAATTGTTCGTCACTGTCGTTATAACCATCGTATAGTATTTTTGAACTATCTTGGTCGGGTGATGGTGAGATGGTAGCAGGTTCTAATAATATAGCACCTGTACCATCTTCTAATGAAACACCATCTATGTCACTCTTTGCAAACTCAGTTTTAGAACTGGTTTCAAAGACCAAGATTTCTGACTCTAGATATTCAAAGTATGCATTGAGGAAAGCCTCAAACATCGGAGACTCTTCCTTCAAATACTCGGGAAGTAATGAAGGTAGTCTATGACTTAGCTTATCTATTGAAAAATCTTGGTGAGACATATTTTAGTTTAACCTTAACTTAAAGTTGCACCTAGTGATGAGACAAGGAACCAAGAAGTTCCGTTCCACATCAACACTACTGCTTCACCACGAGCGTCTAACTTAATTTGCTCTGTAGTATCTGTGGAGTAACCCCAAGATGTTACAGTAATATTAGCTTTATGAGTTGAAGCTGGTTCGGTTGAAGCAAGGATAATTTTCAACTGACCTACGTCTGTTCCGTTATCCAAAGTGAATGCAACATCACCACTGAAAGCAGTACCATCAATGAACGTTGCAAAAGTTGATGCAAGGTTTGACGCTGTTGCTGTCAATGTAGCAATATCATCTACTGCTAAGTGAGTTGGAATGTTTTCAAACATCTGACCAATGGTCATCTTTTTGTTTACAGGAGTTCCGCCTGGGTTATCTACAATGTGCAATAAATCATCAGCACCGATTTCTGAATCAGCAACTGCTGTTAAAGCTGTTATTTTCTTATCTGCCATTTTTATTTCTCCTAAAATTGACTAATTTAATTAAAACCTCTTTCGAGGAATGCTACTCTAAGCACTGAACCTACAGTCTTAGACCACTTTATGCATAATTAATATGAAGAGGTTGATGTGGATTTATACCCAACACCAGCACTCGACTCACCACTTGCAATGGTGTCTACTTCACCTGTTACACTAACATCTGATGGGTCGATATCTACTAGATTACCTAGTGTTGCAACCACATCATTACCTGCTGGTATAACTGTGAAATCAATCGTTGAATCAGTATTAACCGTTGAGGTAATATTGATGGCATTGATTGTTACTTTCCCATTCGGATAATCCACTGTACCAGCTGTACTATCCAAATAAACTCTGGCACCACTTGATAAGTAGAACCGTCTTAGGTTACCTTTACCATCATCATCGAAATAATGAATGTTAACTGCATCCCCTTGAGTATAGAAACCTGTTGTTTGGGTGATACCACCACCCGCTGCATTATATCCATCGTTTGGATTGTATAATGCATTACCAAAAACACTTGTATATCCTGTCTCTTGACCAGTCTTTATAGTAGTTGCTTTTCGTAATCTGATATTACATGTGTTAGAAAGAATTGAACCATCCGTTTCGTCAATAGCTTTAACAAGATTCGAATGTCTGAATACAGAATCAAAGTTTGAAAGGTTAGTATTGTCGAACGTATTGATTGCACTTGTTACTAGTGTCACCAATTCTCCGTTAGAGTATTGTGTTGCATTCTCGTTATATTTGAATACACATGTAATTAAAATTTTGACTATGTCTGCATCGATGATAGTAGGTCTAACAGTCAACATATTTAGTTTGTTGAGTTTGCTTTGAACTAACTTCTTCTCTGTATCAGATAAGTAGTCTGAGTTTTTGGGTTTAAGTGCAATGAACACTTTACCATATTCGGGTGGGTCATTGTCTTCACCACCCCATACTGCAACTGCATCTGCGTTTGGGTAATACTCACTGACCTTTGCTTTGTAGTCATTCAGTGTTACCAATCTATTTTGAGATGTGTAAAACTTTGTTGCTTTAAATTTGATTGAGTCGATAGATTCTTTCTCTGCACCACCTGTAGCTGGAATGACTCTAGTTGTCCTTACATCTGAAAATCCATTGATACCACCCACCATTGTAAATAAGTTAGCACCATCTGCATGAGCATCATCCACTACAATATAAGTCACTGCAATTGAATCACCATCTTTAAGACTAGCACCAAGAACACCATCACCAAAATAAAGTTCAATGTATCCTTCTTCGTTTTCTTGAGTGTAATATACTTTAGAGGTTGTAGTAATTGCTGAGATATCTGTTGACAATGCATAGTTAGATGATACACCGCTACTTGTGACCACAACACTTAATTTAGATTTATCTACCCTTTGATTACTAAGCACAAACTTTGGATTTGCAATTTGATTATCAAACACATAGATGTCTGTTGCATAAGTTCCCTGTACAAGGTTTACATCCGTGTAATTATAAGTAGTTCCATTCTGACTTGGTCTTACTGTTGATGACACTACAAAATCGTAGTTGGTTCCATCGTATACTGTCTGAAAAACTGTTCCTCTTAAAAGTTGCATTTCTGAAGTGGTTGGCAATGTACCGTCTGCATTTCTTACACCACTACATGCAACATCTACTGTTGCTTCGGACGCTGCTTCAGACGCTGGAATAAATCCTAAATCCTTTGCACGTGATACTACATTCTTTCTCATTTGTGCAGAGTCTAGGAATAATTCCGAAGCTGCAATGTTAGTATTGATTGCACCAATATGAGATGCATATGCAAGAAGGTCAATCAAGACTGACATGTTTGACCCTTCGAAATCGTAATCTTTAAATTGTTGTTGTCCTTTTAGATACGACTTAAGGTTATCTGAAATTGAATCAAAGTCTAAATCTGTTACATTTATTTGTGAACTATTTGTTGCCATCTTATCGTGCCCTTGTTACTGTGAATGTCAAATCGTTATTTGGAACACCCTCGTTAATGTTATAAAATACGGTTACATCCATATTGTTGTTGTCAACATCATCAAATCTTACAGACACATTTGAAACTCTTGGTTCAAACTTTTCTATGGTCTCTACTAAAGTTCTTTGCATTCTACGTACCTTTCTATCCGTGTCTAATTCAAATAACATGTTTCTGATAGACCCACCAAAGTTTGGTTTAAATGGTCTTTCATATTTGTTGGTTAGAACAATGTTTCTTACTGCTCTACGTATTGCATCCGTATCCGTTTTAAGAGTGACATCACCTGTTACTGGATGAGCTCTCATGGTTATATCCATATCAGAATATATGTTTTTGTTTGCAACGGTCTTTCCGTTATTTACTAGTTGGTCTGACATATATCTATTTATACTCGCATCATTCTATTCTTCAGCAGGAACTACAGGAAAATCTGTTGGGGCAGAGCCTGGGCCTGGTCTCTCGGACTTATTAGTCTTACCAGCATTTGCACCACTACCAGTATCCATTGATTTAGTCTTATGGTAATGAGTTGCAAGTGTTGGGCCGTTACCAGCAGAGGTTGATATATCCCCAGTTGCATGTATTGTTTTATCGTTAGTTTGTTTACCAGTGATATGAACCGTACCGTCAACTGTTAAATTTGTAGTCATTTTTGTAGTTGGTGAAGTGAATGTTGTGTTACCCACTACATCTGCATTTAATGTTCCACCTATCTGTGCATCTACGTTACCTTCGGTCACATCTAGATTGACATTACCTTTTGATACGGTTGTAAGAACATTTCCTTCTGATACTGTTGTGGTCATATCACCCTTCAATACGTTTGTTGTTACGTTACCAGTATTCACATTGATAGTTACATTACCCTTTTCTACAGTTATATCAGCATTACCTGCTATGAAAATACTATCGTTTTTACACACTACTTGATAGTGGTCATTTACTATTCTAGAAACTTCTGACCCATCGGGATGTATCTCATGGAATGTTCCCGACCTGTGATGTATGTTTAGTCTTTCTGCAGTTGGAGTATCATCAACTTCAATTAGATGACCCGACTCTGTTGCTGTAACTTTGTTGTATGGGTAGACTGGTGCTTCTGCACTATCTAAGAATCCTTCTAAGTTATCTGATAGTTTATGCTCATAAAGAGTACCCTCTTTAGATACGCCTCTTGCAAAACTTGACAAATCAGACTGGTCGGTGTATAATGGATAGAAAGGCAAATCATCTTCTGTTAGTTCTGTCTCTTCAATGGTTGAACCTGTTGCATCATACTTGATGTCAATTGTTTTAGGTTCTTTGGGTGCAGTATCTAATGCACTCGTTAAACCAAACCCTCTTCTAACATCCTGTTTTGGATTGGGCCCATCGGATGTATCATTGTAATCTTCTACGGTTAACTTTCTAGGGTCATTGAACCCTCTATCGGTTGCCCTAGTAATAAGTTCATCTGTAACAGATTCTTTGTACCCTACTTGAGGGATACCTGCTGTTGTTCCTAGTATGATAGGGTCTTGCTTTAAATCCCCATCTCTGAAATATCCAAATACTGTAGAACCTTCTACAAGTCCATGTTGAGTTCCTATACCCGAAAGTCCAGCTGCAGTGGTTGGAAGAATTACTTGACACCATGGTAAATCGGGTGTTGCAATTAGTTGTTTATTGTCGGTATGTATTCCATGTATACGTACACGAACTCTACCTATCATGAGAGGGTCTTGTCTGTCTTCAACTATACCGTAAAAATAATGTTCCATTAATCTGTCCCCTTCACTTCTTTATCGGATTCTGCTAAGCCTGGTGCATCTGCAATATCCATTGTATAACTTTCTTTAACACATTCCAAATGCATTATACCCGAAGCATTTGCTGGTTCAAAATTTAAACTTAAATCTGTAATCAGATATCTATCATCATTTAGGTTTTCACTTACATTACCATTCAATGTTTCTGCGCCTGGGATTTTCAGTTTGATAACAGTTCCACATGAGAGGTCAGTTCTCAATGGTATAGTAACTATCATCTTGTGTTGTTCTAGTATTTCTAAGAGA